TGCATCATTTTCAGAATTATATGCTGCTATTCAAAATACAGACGCATCAGCATCATTTGGGTATTTATGTGACTCATTTGGAAATAGAAATGCCTCTGGAACCTATTTTAAATTACCAGATCTTCGTGGAGAATTCTTAAGAGGATGGGATCATAATCGTGGAATTGATTTAAATAGAATAAATACAAGTGCTCAGGCGTGCAGTGTTCAAACTCATAAACATGTTATGGGATGGGGAGAAATTACAGTTGGACCATTTGGAGGAACTGCCGAAAAAGGACATAAAGGAAGTGGTGATAGTGATAATGATAATTACTATTATTATACAAATGATGGTAGTGATTATGGTAGCAATTCTCCAAATTCTACCGGAGTTGTAACTACCGAAACTCGGCCAAGAAATGTTGCTGTAATGTACTGCATAAAATATTCCAATGTTACAAATTTTGCAACAAATGGAATAACTTTAGCAGGAGATGTTGTTGGTCCATCATCATCATCTAATGTTGTAAAAATTCAAAATATTCCGGTGACTTCTTCAGCACCAAGTCATGGACAAGTTTTACAATATAATAGTGGTTCGGGAAAATGGGTTCCAAGCTCACTTGCCTCAAGTGGTTTAGTAGCATGGGCTACAATTCTAATTCCTACTGCTTCTAATTATAGTAGTGATAATGCTGCAACAGTAGCTAACGGAAACAGTCTTAATAAACCAATTATATTGAATAGTTATAATGTTAGTGATGTTTCGTGGACAGCACGTACTATTACTGCAAGTTTAAGTTTTTTAGGTACATTTCCAGCTTCAAGAGTCAGACTTCAAGATGGTTCTGGAGTTCAAAATTTCTTAGTAACATTGACAAATGCTGCATCCAATTCAAATTACGCTTTAATTGGAACAGGATATGAACAACTAAGCGAAGCAAATAATGTTTTTCTATATCCGTTTCAACAAAGAACTACTACGCAATTTACAATGTCTTATTGTGGTCAAGGAGATTGGTCTGGTGGAAATGAAATTGTTACTATAGCATTTGCGGTATATGCATAAATAAATGTGTAGATACTTATTGAAATAAAGTATTATGTAATATTTTACTTTTAATAGGATATTTATAACACATGAAAGACCAGATTTTAGATAAGCTTATTAGCTTTGATAAATTGTTAGGCATTACTGCTCTTATTATTGCTCTCGTCGCAGCTTTTTTCTCGGTATATGGAATAGCAACTCTTTTCGCTGGAGCGTTTACTCTGACCGCAATTATGGCTTCTGCATTAGAAGTTGGAAAATTAGTTAGTGTAACTTTTTTATATCGTTATTGGAAAAACACAAAGAAATTTCTTAAAATATACCTTAGCATTGCAACATTGACTTTAATGTTAGTTACATCTATAGGTATTTTTGGATATTTAAGTGCGGCATACCAAAAATCTTCTATTGAATTTAAAGCTAATCAAGAAAAAATTATCATGGTAGAAGGGCAAAAAACGTATTTAATTGATAAAATAAATCAATCTAAAGAACGTATTAAAACTTTAAATGATGTTCGTAATCAACAAGAAGCAAGAATGACTGAAGCACTTACTAATACATTTTTGACTAGAAATCCTTTACAATTAAGACAACTTCAACAACAAACCGCAGATATGATTAGTTCAGCAGATGATAATATCAAATCTGAACAAGAACGTATTCAAACTACAACAGACGAAATTCAAAAAATTGATCAAAAAGTCAACGATATGAAATTTGCTTCTGCGGGAACAAAAGATATAAGAACATTTCAATTTGTAGCAGATCAATTTGGAACCACTCTTGATACAGTAGCAAAATGGTTTATTTGTACTTTAATATTTGTATTTGATCCATTGGCAGTAGCTCTTATTTTAGCGTACAATGTAGTTTCTTATAAAAAAGATATTGTTAGTCCTATTGTAGATACAAAATCAGATTTAGACTCTTCAAAAAAGGAAATTATTCTTAATTCTACTATTCCAATAGAAAAAGTTGAAGCAATATCACCACAAGAAGTAATTCATTCTTCGGAACCATCAGTTAATTCAGATATTAAGAGAATGTTCAAGTTATAATAAGTTGACAAATCGAGTTGATTGATATAGAATTACATAGATTTAAGTTATTTTTCTTTTCTCTTTCGTTAAGAAAAATATATGTATGGTCGGCTAGTATTAGAAAACACAACTGATTATGGATCAATTCGACATAAAATACATTTTAGAATTACTTAACGACGCTGTATCAGAAAAAGACTGGGATACAATCGACGAAGCACGAGAAACACTCAAAGAATTTTTGGATGTTGAACAAGCTTCTGAAGATGAATAATATGATTACATTTCTCTTAATTTTAGGTCTAATTATTTCTTTGGGATTAAATATTGCTGCTTATAAACTTATCCGAAATCTCTTGAGAAAAATTTCTATCTATGAAAATTGGATACTAGAATTTAAACAGGATGTAACCGATACTTTATCATTGATGAGAGCTATAGACAAACAAGGTGTCTTTGCTACATCATTAAATGAAAAGGGATTGTTTGAGTCGGATGATCAAGTAGGACAGATTTTTAAAGAAATAATGAGCCTTATAGAGAAATTGAATGAAAGAACTCAATGACTCTATGAAAAAACAAAAAAAAGTTACACATAAAAAGGCCATACATTCACAAACTAAAAAATCTAAGACACCCGTTAAACAACGACATAAAAAGTCTAAGACAGTAACACATGTTGTTGCTGTGAATGTAAATCCATTACCAACTTCTAAACCACGTAAAAAACGAGGTATAAATACAACTCGAATGTATTTTACGCAAGAAACAGAAGATGCCATTATTGCTTATAATAACGAAACAAATACTGATGTTCGTGAGAAAATCTTTCGAGAAAAAATTTATCAACCATTTCAAAAATTGGTTGAAAATGTTTTCAATACCTTTAAATTTTCATACTTTAGAACTGGACCACAAGATGTCCAAAAGGAATGTTTAACTCATCTTGTTGCAAATATGCACAAGTATGATCCAAATAGACAAAGTAAAACAGATCCTAATAAAAAAACAAAAGCATATTCATATTTTTCAATAATTGCAAAACATTATTTGATTTTGTTAAATAATACTATCTATAAAGAATTTAATCAAAATATAGAAATTAGTGAAGATAGAGATGAAAATACCGTTCAATTACAACAAGAAGATAAATATTATGGTAATCAAGAAATGTCTGATTTCATAAAACTTGTCATTGAATTCTGGGAAAAGAACGTTAACAAAATATTTACTAAACAACGCGATTTAAGTATTGCAAATGCAGTGGTAGAATTATTTAGGAATTCTGATCGTATAGATGCATTTAATAAAAAAGCATTGTATCTTTATATTCGTGAAATGGCCATGTGTAAAACTCAACAAATTACTAAAGTCATTAATAAAATGAAACAATATCACGATAATATACAAAAATCTTATTTGGAAAACGGTTACATAAACACTGACCGAACATCTACCTCTTAAAATGTTATTAAAATAACTTTGATGAACATGTTCAAAACTGAACATGTTCATCTATTTATGTACGTATGGCAAATCTTGATTTTGAAGTATGTGATGGCAAATCGTTTCGCGATTTGTGTAAAGAAATAGTTGATCGTTCCCAAAGTAAAAAAGATCAACTGGATACCCTTTTATCAGATGTCCGTGGACATATAAAAAATGTAAATGATGCAGCTACATTTTTGCCGAGAATAAAAGAGTTACTTGAGGTAGGAATTAAAAATGACGAACAAATAATTAAACTTGTTGGCGTTCTTCAAAAGTTACAATCTACTCAATTAGAGACTTCGGGGGGAAGTGATGGGTTATTAACAGATGAAGAAAAAGATCAATTGTTACAAAACGCATTAAACAAAGAAATTAAAGACATCAAAAAAGTAGTTGAAAATTCTGATGTACCTAAAAATTCATAATTATGGCATATTGGAAACAAAGTTCAAAAAATACCCGTCAATTAGATAGTTTCGGATTGGCGACTAATAATTCTGGAGGAAGAAATTCATCTCCTACAGAATTTTATGAAATGGAACTCGGTGTAGTTTTGGATATAGTTTTAGATGAAAAACATCCTCTTTATCAAGTTAAAGAAAAATTACATTCTAAAATTGATGTCGATAGATGGCCAGCAGATTTAGAAGATAAACCTGCATTAAATACTGATAAAGATTTATCATGGATTGGAAGAGCATTAGTTAGACCATTAATTTCAGAAAAACTGACAGATAAAGACCAACTTTTATGGGCATATCCTTTAGAAGGAAATTTATCTGAATATCCTCTCATTAATGAATTAGTTGTATTAGTTTCTTATAGAGATCAATTGTATTATACTAAAAAAGTAAATTATCATAATTGGCCGAATAATAATCTTGATTTTGCAATTCAACAAGCTACATCAGGAAAACCTAATACAGAGTTGTTTTCTAATTCTACATTAACAGGTAATAAAGAGTCCAAGACAAATTACAAAGGCGATACTGGATTTAAAGGATATGCCGGAAAATATTTTGTTTCAAACAATAAAATACGAACAATAAAACGATTTGAAGGAGACTTACTTATAGAAAGTAGATTTGGTCAAACAATTCATATGACTGCATATGACTCCAATCGTTCAAATGATGTAGGAGACTCTCGATATAAAGATTACAAAGATAGTGGTAATCCCATGATTATCATTCGCAATCGTCAACGACCATTAGTAAAATCGGGTCAAAAGCTAATTCCTCATAAAAAATTGCCACCTATTATTGGGACCGAACAAGAGAAAAATACAGGTGGGTATTTAGAAGAAAATATTAACCACGATGGTTCTACTATTGCAATTACTTCGGGTCAAACAATAAGTCAGTATGTTACGACTTGTTATAAAAAGATGTTTGGAGATGGAGAAGAAACAGTAAAATTTCAAGGTTCTACATCTTTTAAAACTCCAATTTTGAATGGAGATCAAATTGTTATCAATTCAGATAGATTAGTTTTATCATCTCGTTACGGAGAAACTCTTCATTATTCAAAAAAACGTTATGGTATTGTAACTGATAATGAATATACCGTAGATGCCCATCAACAAATTGTTTTAACTACAAATACAAAAACTGTAATTAATTCTCCTGCAATTTATCTTGGTGAATATGATATGACAAATGAACCAGTTTTATTAGGTCAAACTACTATAAATTGGTTGTACGAATTATGTAATTGGTTATTAACCCATACTCATTGGCATAAACATTCTCATACTGACGCCGGAAAAGAGTCTCCATCTACAACACAATTACCAGTTGAAGTTCAACAATTAATTGCATTAAGAGATAAACTTCATACTTTACTTAGTCGAAGAGTATTTGTTACGGGTGGTGGCCTTGCTCCGGGCCAAAACGGGGGCAATATAATTGACGGTACTCCGCCCGTTAAAATAAGTACTGGTAATGGAGATGGTGTTCCCGGGGGATGGAAAGGTACTAACTTCAGACCATCATAAGGATATTTATACCTATGAAAAAATCAGAAATTACACAACTCACACAGATAATTGAGCATTTGGTTGCACGTGAAGTGCGTAAACAACTTCCAAAAATTATTTCAGAAGTATTCCAAAATGGCTTAAATAAGCCAGTTTTAACAGAAACTCAATCTGTTAAAAATATAGAAGAACCCATCAAGGAAAATGTAGAACAAAATGAATTAAAAACATCATTAAAAGAATTGTTTTCAGGAGTTACTCCGTCAATTCCATCCAATGACGGAGCATCTATTCAAAAAGTTCAAAAACAATATACTAAAAATCCTATTTTAAATCAAATTTTGAATGAAACCTCTGGAGATTTAAAGCAACGTGAACGAATGCATGGAGGAATGCCTATTGCTGCGGCTGGAATGTCAATGCCTTCTCCTATGGAATTGGCAGCAACAACAAACATTCCAATTTCAGCTCCGCCAGTATTATCTGAAGGTCAGGAAAGTCGTCATGCTCCAATGTCTGCATTACCAGAAGGAATTTCAGCATTAGATGTTGCTAAGGCAGGAATGGTTCCTGAAGCAGTAACTTCAGTTCTTACGAATTTTGATCGTATGAAAAAAATTCTTGAGCAATCTAAATCGAAACGACACTAATGCCTATAGTAAAAAATACTCCCATCGGTATAAATCTACCTATTCAAGGTGGAAAAAATGGATATTTTGATCAATCCACGGATACATTCACTGCATATAGAATGAATATTATCAATCTCATCCGAACAAATCCGGGTGAACGAAGAATGAACCCTACGTTTGGATGCCGTTTATGGAATATCGTATTTGAACCCAATGATGATTTTATTCCACAAAAAATAGAAAAAATAATTAAAGAAGATGTAGCACGATGGATACCCGGAGTAAGTGTAGACTCAGTAAACGTTAAATATTTTGAAAATGACCAAAGTACAGATTTACGAGATATTTATAAATTGTACATCACAGTTGCATTTACAATTAGTACAATAAATCAATCGGATGTAGTAGAGATTATCCTTGATAAGAACAAGGTCTAATTATGGCAAGCAATATACAAAAATCCTTTGCACCAAATAGCAAAGAAATCAGATATTTAAATCGAGATTTTTCTCAATTGAGAGAAGCTCTAATTAATTTTGCAAAGACCTATTTTCCAAATAGTTACAAAGATTTTTCTCCTGCTTCTCCGGGAATGATGTTTATTGAACAAGCTGCATATGTCGGAGATGTATTAAGTTATTATACAGACTATGCTTTTAAAGAAAGTATTTTAACAAGTGCTACTGAACGTAGAAACATAATTAATTTAGCTCGTTATCTTGGATATAAGGTTAAACCATCTCGTGCATCTGCGGGAGTAGTTAATCTTTATCAACTTTGCCCAGCAGCAAATGATGGTCAAGGTAATTATTATCCTGACCCAAATTACATGTTATTGGTAAAGGAAAATACTCAATTTTCAAATAATGGGGGTTCATATTATATTCTTAATCAAGCAGTTGATTTTGAAGTTAGTTCTTCTAATTCTCCTAGATTGGATAGTGTGTATTCAAGAACCTCTGATGGAACTCCTGAATTTTTCTTGCTTCAAAAATCTGGGAGTATAAGCTCAGGACAAATAGTAACTAAAGAAGTCGTTGTTACAACCCCAACCCCGTTTTATCAGATTACATTGGATGAAAGTAATGTATTAGGAATTTTAGATATTACAGACTTAGATAATAATAAATGGTATGAAGTAGATTTCTTAGCTCAAGAGTTGGTACCTATAGCTGTTCCAAACGATGCACAATATGAAGGTTCATTAGAACAATATAAAGACTCTGTGCCTTATATTTTAAAGTACTTAAAAACTTCACGAAGATTTATTACATTGGTAGATGAGAACAATAATACAACGTTACAATTTGGAGCTGGAACAAATGGAATAGATGATGAAATAGTTACATTTGACTCTAATTTAATTGGTGTTGGGTTGTCTAATATTAATAGTGTTAATGTTCCATTAGATCCAAGTAATTTTCTTAAAAATGAAAACTATGGTATTGCTCCTTTCAATACAACTTTAACTATAAGATATTTGATAGGTGGAGGATTACAATCTAATTGTCAAACAAATGAAATAAAAAATGTCGTATCTGCTGAATTCGACAATCCGTCTGAAGGGTTATTGCCCGAACAAGTAGATTTACTAAATACAGTAAAAAATTCCTTACAAGTAAATAATCCATCACCATGTATTGGTGGAAAAGACACCGAAACAGACGATGAAATAAAAATGAACGCAATGGCAAATTTTGCTGCACAGAATAGAACTGTAACTCAAAATGATTATTTAGTAAGAGTATATTCTTTGCCTGCAAAATTCGGGTCTGTAGCTAAAGCACAAGTAATTGCAGATACTAATTTACAAGTTGGAGTAAATAAAATTTTAGTTGGTTCTATAGACCAAAACAATGTGGCTAATGTAACGGATAATAGTAATTCAAACTTTTTTAGAAAATTAGCATATGATATAACAAATCCATTTTCCATTAATGTTTATTTATTATCATATGATGCAAACAAAAAATTAGTCCAACCAAATGACGCAGTAATAACTAATCTGATAACTTACTTAAAGCAATCCAGAATGATAACAGATGGAGTTAATGTAATTGATGGTTATGTTATTAATATTGGTGTGGAATTTACTATTACAGTTTACAAAGGATTTAATAAGAAAGATGTTTTATTGAATTGTATTCAAACTGTTCAAAACTTTTTCAATATAGACAATTGGAATTTTTCTCAACCAATTAATCTAAGTCAGTTGCAATTGGAAATTGCAAAAGTTGATGGGGTTCAATCGGTTGTAAACTTAAAAATAACAAATAAAACTGCATTGGATGGAAATTATTCATCTGTTGAATACGATATAGATGCAGCTACAAAAAATGGAATTATTTATCCTTCAGTAGATCCATCTATTTTTGAAGTTAAATACCCTGACAGCGACATTAAAGGATCAGTATTATAATATGCATCACTTTATCTATCCAACTAAAGATACATACATCACTAATAGAACACAGATGGATGATAAGAATTTCGGCATAGACGAACTTCTTCAAATCGGTACTAGTAATGTTCTTGTCAGAACTTTAAATACTACGAAAGATTATTCTTATACAGATGTTATTTTTAATAATCAACAAGTAACATATTTTGTTGGGGTATTTACAGGTTCATTTTTAGGAAATGTTTCATTTGCAAGTGGAAGTATTTCTGGAAGTGGAATTGCATTTAGTGCATCTTATTTCAGTGGTTCTATAGATGGAACTGGTTCAATTGGAAGTGGAAGTTTCGGTAATCCTACATCCGGAAGTTCTATTGTAGGATATATAACTGGGTCAATTATTACATCTGCTACCATCGGATTTTTTATAGGTGAACTTACAGGTTCATCCGGTTGTTTAAATGGAACAGGTTCAGGAATTGATACTAGAAACGATCAAAATTGGTCAGTAAATTCAACTAAACACGTAGATAGAACCTTGTTACAATTTAATTTATCTACTATATCTGCATCAATTGCGAATGGGAGTATTATAAATCCAAAATTTATTTTAAGATTAAAAGTTTGTAATGAATATAGTCTTCCAATTTCATATACCATTTATGCTTTACCAATAAGTCAAAGCTGGAATATGGGAAATGGATATTTTTCTGATGGAGGTTCGGAAACCGGAGTTGATTGGAAATATAGAGACAATAAAGATGAAACATTATGGTATACGACATTTGTATCTAGTTCTCGGCCTGCAATAGATTTTATTTCAAATCCTTCGTTAGTATCGGCTTCGTTTTCTTATGGAGGAGGAACATTCTATACCTCCAGTTGGTGTTCTCAAAGTTTTAATTATGAGTCTTCGGATATAAACATGGACATTACATCTATGGTTATGGCGTGGATTAGTGGTAGTATTCCAAATGAAGGATTAATTTTACTTCATTCTGATGAACTCCAGACTACTGGTTCTGGGTTTATTCTGAATTTTTATAGCAGAGACACTAATACTATTTATGCACCGTATTTAGATACAATGTGGGATGATGTTACATCAACATTTTCAACGGGAAGTGTATCTACATCTAGTGTTACAATTATAACTGCTTCATCGGGAATAACAGCCTCAGTTCAAAGTGGATCTACATTTACAATATCAGGAGGAATTAGCGGAAGTTTTTCGGCCAGCGCATTTTTAACTTTTTCAGGAAGTACATCACCAGAAATTTCTGCAAGTGGAATTATAAGTGGAACCGGATTATCTGGAAATATACTCGGGCTTCCAATATTTGGATTTATATCTGCATCTGTGTCAGCATCAGCATCAACCGTCACGGGTCCATGTGGTAATACATTTAATGCTCAAATAACAACAGGATCATTCTATACAGGTATTTTTAGCGGAAGTATATTTACTGCGTATTATGTAGATTATAAGTTTGAAAATGCATTTCTAACTGGTTCATGGACTCCAGATGCATTGTATGGATCACGAGTTTATATTGCCATACCATCTGAAATTGATCCTTATTCATATGCAATCATCCAAGGTAAATATGTAAATGGAAAAGCTCTTGGAACTTATACATTGTCAGGTTCAAATAGTGCAAGTTTTAATGGTCAGTTTGTTGATGGAAATCTTCTTGGGGGGGTATTATCATTACAATTAAGTGGAAGTATTGTTACATCATCTTATCTCTACACAAGTAGTGTTGAAATGACTTCTAGTGTTTTAAGTCAATTAGATACAACTAGACCATTTGTAGTGTCTATTTTTAATGTCAAACCAACATATAAAGCTGGAGACATTATTAAAATAAACGTTTTTGGAAGAAAGCAATTTCCATTAAAAACATTTGGAAAATCAACCCAACAAGTTCAATATCTTGTTCCTGAATTCCTACCAACATCGTCTTATTATGCTCTGAAAGATACAGAGACTGGTGAAATTATCATGAATTTTGATAGTTATACTAGAATAGGATGTGAATATCCAAATGGCAACTATTTTGAACTTGATACAACAAGTTTGCCACAAGAAAGATATTATACATTACTTATACGTGTAGATGATGGTCAAACAATCTATACGATTGATACTGGTAAGGCATTTAAAGTAACAAGATAATATGAGCGATTTTTCGCAAAATTTAAATAATTTTCAGAGATATGGAGAGTATAAATACAGTTTTGATACTGTAGGAAATCTAACTTTCAATAGTTCTTCTGCTAATTTTAATCAAGTATATCTTGCATTACCTCTTCAAAATGTTATTTATAATAATAACAAAATAAAAACATTTTTTAATGTTGAATTTGAAGAATTTATCTCTCAGCCAATAGGTAATTCAGTAGAAATAACAAGTTCGTTAGAAACACAATTCCAAGTTATTCAACAAGAAAATATTTCATTGAAAACCCAATTGGATGATTTGATCTTTCAAAATGAAACAAGTGGTTCCTTAGCAGATCAAATGGCAATTAAACAAGTAATTTTAGAATTGCGAAAAGCATTGGGACAAGGACGAGTAGAGTCTGATTTTTCCGATACATTTCCATATACTTCAATTAAAAAAACCACGTAATATGGAATTTACATCTTATCCATTAGTAGCACAAAATACTGCGAGTTTAAACACAGGTTCCTATTTAAACCGAACGGAATATACTTTATTTGTTAATGGATACGCTCCCGATTTATGGTTTGGGGTTTCTTCTAATGATGTTATAGAATTTGGAACGTGGGATAGAGAAAAAAACTTTGTTGGATGGAATGTACTAAACCAATCTAAAAGTTTTAATGAAATTACACTTTCATATTTGAATACGTTAGATTTTCCTGTAACATATTCTTATTCTGAACTTCTTACAGACTTCATTCTTTATAAAAATGAAAGTGTGTTGGTAAGTCCTGTAGACCAACTAAAACAAGCAACTGGATTAACTGAAGGTAGTTTTCATTTCGTGTACAATTTTGCCCGCGAAATGGCAGGAAATATAAATTTTCCTCTTATTATAAAAGAAATTTCCCCTTCTCGTAAAGAACTTAAGTTGTTACCATTAAGCAGTTCTGATGCATCTTACGAAGCATTTTGTAAACATGAAGTGTTGTTGAGAGATGTCTCTCCATTGTATTTGCAATCTATAAAAACATGTCCATACGAACAGATTTATACAAAAGTAAATAAAAATTACCAATCAGAAATAAATACAATAAAATCAGTATTCTTTTTGAATACTGATGGAGCTATCATAAATTTCCTTAAGAATTTGTACGAGGATTTTGTTATTTTTACTACAACTCCTAAACAACTTCAATTTGGAGTAACTAGTAATACCGATAGATTAATTCGTATTCAAGGAATTCAAACCTATTTTAACAATTATTTGTTATCCAATTCTAATAAAGTGGTAAGTTTTTCTGAAATAGATAAACAATTTAATGGATTTGTTTCGGCATCTATTGAAAGAAAATTTTCACCAATTGGGGAACATCCATCGGAACAATATATAAAGGCGAAGTCATTTGTATACGACTTTTTTACAAAGTATTATTACCAACCAATTTCTGATACATTAACCAAAACATATAATGAAAAATATTATTCGTTTTTGAAAAATGGATTAAACTTTGGTAATAATAGAATTCTTCCAATTTTAAACACTGGTGTAATGGATGAAAGACAAATTTCCTCTGATCCATTAACACTATTGATTAAATTACCGGAAGAATTGCCAAATGACATAATGTCACAAACTCATTGTTGGGTTTCAAACATTTCATTGTCTCCATATGTTGTAAATGCTATTATTCGTACGTCCAATAGTAAGATTGTTCATAAAATTGGATCTCCTAATTTTTCGTTACCTATTCCTAATGTAAGCTTAACAAATACTAATATTTCTTACACAGCAGCAGATTTACAAACCAGTGATGAAATTGATCGTGAATTAGTTATTAGTAAAAATTTATCCGAACTAAATGTAGACTATACTGATTTTAAAAACTTTATCGTATTTTCTTCGGCAGAATTAAGATTGAAAATTTTTAAAAATAAAACGATTAATTTATCTGCGTTAAGTTCCTCTATACAAGTTTTAAATTCTAAAAATACTCAATTTTTTGCCGCAAGTGGAAGTAATTATCCATTTTACATTCAAGAAAAAGATAGAATACAAAGTCAAATTGATGAAATCGTAGACTCCTTTGATGGATATGAGTCATATCTTTATAGAAGTGGAAAATACATCTATTCTGGCAGTGGATTTATAAGTTCCAGTTATGTTTCTGAGAATGATATATCTGCCAGTTATTATGACAAAATAAATCGTGACAGTTTAATTAACAATTGTCCATCTCATGTTTTAGCAGACTCGAAAAATGACGACTATATCATTTTTCTTTCAATGGTAGGACATTTCTTTGATACAATTTATACATACATTTCTAATCTTCCATCTGAAAAACAAGTAGGACAAAGTGCAACCGAAGAATTTACTAGACGAGTTGTTGACTATATGATGGAAACATTCGGATGGAGTTTAGATGACTCCTTGGAACAATCATCGTTAATTAACAATTATTTGACTTCTGAACAAATCAGTAGTTTAAATGTTATGTCTGCTGAAGATCGTCTTAAAGCAATCCGCAATAGATTGTTTTCAAATCTTCCTCAAATTTACAAAACAAAAGGTACTGAGGAAGCTGTCCGATTATTATTAGCATGTTATGGTATTCCATCTGTATTATTAAATGTTAGAGAATATGGTGGAGTAAATTATACTGATGACTCCGCAGCCTATACTACTTACGAAAGAGCTTATTTATATCAATGGAATACTTCTTCTATTCAAGATACATTTAGAATAAATTCTCCATCTAATGCAAAGACCTTTCTTACTAAACTTTGTATTGAAAGTTCTACGCCATATACCTATGAAAATGAACAGATATTGTTTGGTCGTGTAACTGGTTCAGCTTCATCATCATCTCTATCTGGTTCTGGAGATTGGGCGGTGGGATTTGTTCGTATTCCGAAAAAAAATAGTGGAAAAATATTTTTCCGAATTGGTTATAAAGGAGATGAACAATTCAAAATATATAGTCCAGAAGTTCCAATTTTTGATGGTCAAGTTTACAGCATAATGCTTCGTAGAAACATACCTTCAAGTGAATATGAATTTAATACGAATACAGACTCAATTCCGTGTCGTTATGATCTTTATGTTCAGAGAAATGAATTTGGTAGACGAGCAGTTTATTTAACTGCAAGTAAAATTTGCTATACAGCATCTGTAAATGAATTATTTGATGTAAGTCCAGTAAGTTCTTCCATAATGATTGGTGGATGGTTTTCAAATCTTAATGGACAAGGATTTACAGGAGCTATGGATAAATGGCAAATGTGGTATGATCCTATTACAGATAGTAATTTTGAAGATTATGTCAATCATATAAATTCTTATAGCTTTAGTGGATCTCGTTCTGCTGAACAATCATTATTGTTCAGAATGCATACGGATTATCCATTCGATTTACGTCAAATTGAGTCTGGTTCTATTATTCCAAATGGGTTTAATGGAATAAGTGGAACAGCTTCGGCATGGATTGGAAAATGGAGAAATGGAAATCCTTATTATGCTATTAATTCAACTACAAAACAAGAAAATGTTTTTGATTTAGTAAACGCAGTTTCTTTAAATTTAATGGTGAATACAAATGCTTGGCAAGGAGCACAAACATTAGTATATGACTCTGCATCCTGTCAGTATGTATCACAATCAACATATCCATATCAATTTAAAGTTATTGATTATCCTAGTACTCTTGGAACATCAAAATATGGTCCAAACAAATTTAGAAATGAAAAAATACGTCACATTTCTCAATCAGTAGCAACTCGTTTTGATGATAAAGCTAGGTCTACTTATGTAACGGCTAATAGTACTGCTCCAGACTCTAATCAAGTTGGATTTTTTGTTGATCCACAAGATTTTAAAAATAAAGACATGGTTAGATTTTTCGGTAATTATGATTTTATGGATGCTATTGGCAATCCAAACAACCAATTTTCTGGAAGTTATGATGTTCTTCGTAATTTTAGAAACGTTTATGCAAGAAGTAAAAATGAATATAGTGGAAGCCGAACATTGTTTAATGAATTATTAACATTGTATAAGTTGTATTTTAATAGTTCTATATTTGATGCAATTAAAAATTTGGTTCCTGCTCGTTCTAATACTTTGGTTGGAGTAATTGTCGAACCAACTGTTCTCGAACGACCAAAATATCATGCAAAACCTGTTTACAGTGAAGCAAACACTGGTTCAGTGTTTTATGCAGATATAACAGCATCTAAATATTTTCGCGATCCAAATACAAAAATAATGGCAATGAGTTTTGATTTAGGGTATTCCGACTTTAATATAAATACTTCTTCTATGACTGGATTTAATACATCCAGTCTTCCAAACAATTTGGGAATGGATATTGATGTTGCCTATATCAATCTTCCCAGTATATCTTATCCTGTTAATTATTTACCAAATGGAACTTATATTTCAGATGTTCCGGATCAATTTCAAATGGGACATTTTGGATCTCTCAGTGGTATAATTGATATAAGAGCAGGAGATTTGACAAATGGAAGAATGTTATATGATATGACAAAAAATTTCACTCCAACTGGATCAACTACTGTTTATTTGTTGAAACGTTGGAAGAAATATGACGTTTATGGAAAAAGTGGTTCTTGGAATAGAACAGAAATTCCAAATCAAAATTTATATTCATCCAGTTCGATTTATTTATATGATTACGTAGTAGTATCGGAAGATTTCTTCAATTCTATAGCCTATACAGCATCATTCATAGACTCTACTCCCGGCAATCCGGGGTCAGAATATTCTCCGACACAAAATCTATGGACACATAGTCCAAATACATTTAAAAACAGTCCGAATGCATCGGTTAACAATTATTTGTTAACTCGTTATTCAAATGGGGTAAGAGACATTTATGGAAATCCAGTTATTTTGACTGATAAAGGAGAATATTTTGAAATTGTTGGGGGATACCCTAGAAATCATTTTACTCATAAAAGAGATTTATTTTCATTATATCAGCTTACTACTTATGGAAAGTATAATGGAATAATTACATCTGGTTCTTATCGTAGAAATAGACAAACAATTGATACTACTGTTGGAATAGATGGATTAGAAGATGGTACACCTCCTATCCAAATAACACAGGTTGGTAATTTAAACCTTATTCAGAGTGATAACGTAATTAACCACTAAACAGTAAAAAATGGGTTTTGAGTGATACTTATTAATGAGTACTCTTTATAAAAACGTATGGCCTACATAGACAATCAAACAATTACAGTTGATGCGGTTTTAACGAAAAAAGGTCGTGAACTTCTCGCAAAAACAGGCAATTTAAACATTACATCATTCGCTTTAGCCGATGATGAAATTGATTATACCCTTTACGATCCAAATCATCCAAATGGAAGTGCATTTTATGATATAGCACTACGTAATACTCCTATTTTTGAACCATTGACCGACGAAACTCAAGTAATGAAGTATAAATTGGTTACGTTAAACCAAGGAGTTACTTCTATTCCAGTTGTTAACATTGCACAAGATAAAATTTTGGTAACACGTGATTATACGGGGGATATTGTTATTAGTCCATCTACCAATCCAGCATATGATTTGCAAATGGGATATACTGCAATTCTTGGAAATAAAAATGTTGGAACTTTAATTGTTCAAGAAACCAATTCTATTAATTCTGTTTCTAGCACGATTTCTACTTTTGCTGGAGATATAAATACAACCAGTGCTCAGGTTGTAGTTGGAAATAAATTCCGATTTGTTCCAAATAGTAGTCTTGGAAAAACAACCACAACAAATTTAACCATTATTGGAAATGAGTCGGGAGCCAGTACTTCCATTGAAGTTACGGTTACTGTTCCAACATCCACTACCTAATAGAAGTATATGATATTCAATCAATTTGATCCTAATCAAGATATAGTTGCTGGTCGTACTACTCGGGTCGCAAGTGGATTTTGGCCAAGTGGATTGACTAGTCATAGTCAAAGTCAATTTGTAGACGATTTTTGGTCATTGACTGGCTCAGTAGGAACACCTTCGTATGGTACATCTGTATATGATGTTCGTCGCACGATGTATTATGCAAATGTGTTCCCTGATGGAACGTATTTCCAAAATAATGATCCTTATTTTTCAGTTACATATGGAAACATTGCTGGTAATTTAGGGAGTGGTTCATTTTCTTTAGAGTCTGCGAGTATTCAAGCATCTCCTACAAAAGCTGTTTACACCCAATACAAAAACATGTTGCTTGGTTCTGCTGATTTGGACGGAATGTTTACTATGCAAAGCGGTAGTACAACCGTATCTGCAACTGATATTTGGGTAATAACATTTTCTACCTTTAAAATGAAGGATAAAATAGATGAAGGATTACTTCAACTTTCATTTAGTGGTTCTAGTGGAAGTGTTACATTGATTGATAATTCTCCATATCTTAGTCAAACTCAAACTGTGTATCAATTAATTGCTGGAAATTTAGCAAGTCCTCCATCTACTCCTACTTATGAAGGATTAGGATTATTTTATCCAGCAAATGGAATTATTATTCTTAATGCAGCATTACTTGCACAAAAATTAGGAATTTCTTCTACTGTTGGAGTAAATCCGAATTCGGGAGGTCCGGGAACTAATTCTTCATGGATTTATAATTCTGGGTTGGAGTCTACAAGTTCATACACTTATAATCATAAAACTTTAATTGAGTCTATGAAACTTGCTAATTCTACAATGAATGTTCGTAGAAGTGAATTTGTTCCGTCACGTCATTATTTCATTCGTGTAAAAAATAGAGATTTTAACTACAGTAATAATCCAACATATGTGTATGATGGAACGGACGGAGTTCATTCTAAAGGAACCATTCGCAATACAGATTTCATTAATGATCCAAAAACATATATTACAACTATTGGACTATATAATGATAGTAATGAATTGGTAGCTGTTGCAAAATTAAGTAGACCAGCAGTTAAATCATTTGACAGCGAATTACTTATCAAAGTCAGACTCGATTTTTAATAATTGAATGAATGATAAAAAATATCAATCATCAAAACTTTTTGACGACGCCATTCGTTGCGTATAAAAGTTGGCAACTGTACAATAATAATAGTGATGAATTGGTTATTCTTGAACCAACCAGTTCAGAAGATACGGTAGCACTTGAATTTTTGGATTATTCTTCGGGAACGGGTTCTTTTGTAAATACTGAATGTAGTATTGCATTGGAACAACAAAGTGAAGACTTAGCTAAATTTCAAGAAGGAAAAACTGGTTCTGGAATTTTTTATCCAGAAATTGAAGAACAAAATGCAGATGGTACTTTCAAGCGATTAATTTACTCCCAAATAAAGTCTGCATTTTACAATTCATATAAAAATCCAATACAAATTTTTGGTGTGGAAAATATTGATTTTCCTCTTTCACAAACCTTTAGAGATCTTTCAAGTCAAATACGCATATTTACTATACCAAGACAAGTATTTGGTGAAAAATTAATAGAAAATTCTGTACAATTAAATGATACTTCGTTAGATGATAATATAAAAATTAAAGATGATGGTTATCAAAATTTAATCGCTCATAGCAATATTTTTTCTAAAATACAAGAAATTAGAAATTTTGGAAACAACATATTTTTTGGAACTTCATCTTATTTATGTTATACAAGTTCAAGTGGAGTTGTTTGTTTAACTTTAGATAGTTCTTTTACACTCACACCAGTTGTAGATACTTCATACACAAATGTTACATACATTACTCCGGCTACTGACGCATCAACAAATAGAATTGTAGTGTCTGATTACGGATTTCACTTAACTGATGGTAATAGAAGAATAAGAAATACTTGGTTTGTAGATACAACTACAAATACTACATTAAATGTTTATACATCATCTAACATTCATTTTCAATCTAATAAAAATGCATTATATGCTATATCAAATGGAACAAAAAGTTTTTATGCAATGAATGATGGAACCGGAAGTCCCGATTTTACAAATACATTATCTCCAGTTCATAGTTTGTTAAAATTTTCATCTAATGGACAATTAATATCAACGATTACCATGTCATTTACCGGAATAGTAGATTTTACTAATTCATCTGGGTCATTATGGCTATTTAATCGTTCTGGTTCAAACTCACTTATACAACAATATAATCCGAACACTGATACTATTATTTCATCAAGAACAATTGGAAATTATACAGGTAATTTTATAGGAAATGGTGTTTATGAATATTCATGGGGAACTATTAATTCATCAAATGATGTTACAAATAATGTTTATCAACTTTATGTAACAGCAATTTCCGGAAGTGATATTGTCGATGTATTTAATATAGAAAATGGAAATTTCAATCACGTAGGATCTTTAAATTTAACTGATGGAGTTACATATGGTGGTTGGACAGGCGGCATAGCCTATGCTTCAATAAATCAAAAAATTTATATTGGAGTATATGGCCCAAATCCGGATTATTCTCCTTGGATTTTAGAAGTAAATTCATCTACGCTGAATGTCGATGCAATTATTGATTTAAGTCCAATGACAGCAAGTTTAACTGGATTTCCAAATGCAAACACTATTGTTTATAATCCTGTATCAACCGCATTGGTTGTAATGGGATTGTCTGGCCCAATCGTTGTAATTAATCCAATTACACACGAATTAGTTTGTGGATTGGACGTTAATTTCTGGGGAGGTCTTGGTCTTTCTGCCGGGCCATCGGGAGGAACTATATACGCGGCAACTTATCAAGATACTGCGGGATCAGCAACAGGTTCAATACGTATTTATAACCCAATTCATTTCCCAACAATCACCAGTTACGACATTTTATTAGCAGCTCAAGGAACTTCATCTATTCCTCAAATAAACTTGAGTTGGTCATATGGAGGTTCTCCTGCGAATTATTTTTCATTACAACGTTCACTTGATAGTGGAGCATCTTGGGGGTATTCTATACAACTAAACATAACTTCTTCAAGTTATATAGACACTATCAATTCTGGTTCTGGAACTTATTATTATAGACTTGCAGCGGTTACATCAACCTTAACTCAATCATATAGTAATGTAGTTACAACATCTATTGTATTTATAGAAGATACATTTGCATCTTATACCGCGAATATTAATGCATACACTTTACCTACAATGAATGGAGGAACAGGATGGAATGGAAATGGTTATTTAAGCTCGTCTACGGCAATATCTTTGACTGCGTTAGAACCTATGACTGGTTATCCATTAGGCCCAGCAACAAGTAGTCAAATGAATGGGGGAACTGGCTGGGACACTGGATCAATATTCACATAATATGGGAACTGCAATAATTACATCATCTATTGATTTTGGCGGAACTATTTTACAAGAAAAAAATGGACAATATAGTCGTACATTATCTATTGGAAACAATTATAATGTTATTCGAGCAGGAGCCTTGGTTTCATTTGATAATAGTGGGGGTAATTTTAGCGAATATCTAATATTTGGAATTATAAATTCTGGAGATAATCTTGTAGCTGGAACTCCATTATCCCATACTAGATATTTTTATTCAGGAAATACCTATTTGTATGCCGGAGGATCATTACCTAGTTATTCGGCAAATAATATGGGAATGGGAAGTCATAGAAATGGAACATTTACATTAGGAGGCTTATTTAATATGCCTAGCAATTTTGGAATTCCTACTATAGATGGAACTATAAAAAGACGGGGATTAATTGGATTTCAATTTGATAAAACTACTGGGTCAAGATGGACAATGGATGGATTTATGGGAGACAAATATCTTGATTATAATTATACAGATTTACAAACCTTTTTAAATTATGGTTCTTGTATAGGAAAGCCCGTTTATAAGGGGAATTCTCAACCTGCATGGACCACAAATACGAATGAAACTACAGGAAAATTGGACACTATAGCTATACACTGGGCAAATACAACATATGGCTTATATTTATACGCAATGGGTGTATCAACACTCTCGTAATATATGGCTGCTATTATATCAACAGGTTCTTTGAATTTGAGTGGGTCTAATTGTATGAGATTGACCGAGGACACTTTGTCCAGACGAATGGAAATTGGAAACAATTGGAATGTATTACGTATCGGAGCATTAGTTTCTATAGAACCAAGAAGTGGAAGTACTGATTTAACCTCTGGAGAAGAAACTCAATTGGGAGTAACTTACATAGCAGACAATTTGTTGTCTCACTCAATAGTAGTTTTATTTGGTAATGGATCTACATTTTATAGTGGAAGTTATCCTAGAATGTCTGGTGGACAAATGGATATTGAGTTTAAACACAGTGGTTCATTATCTGTTTATAATTTATCTGGACAATTCACTAATGGGTATGGAATTCCTGTGTTAACAGGTTCTATTGGAAGGCGAGGATTTCTCGGCCTAACCGTTGATAAACATAATGATCCGGGAATTTATTCAGCTAGTATTACGTTTGGGACGGCATCTGTAGATTACAATTTAAATGATTTACATGAATGGCTTTTAACTGGAGCAGTATCTGGTAATGGAAGAAATATTTTGACTAGTACGTATCAAACATTTAATGCAACTGAAACCAGTGGAGCACTAAATACAATCCTAGCATATCAACATAATTTTAATTCGACCGTTGGATGGACAACACAATGGTATTCCATTGGTGCATTAAAAATATCATAATCACATTATGTTTTTAACAATTAAAAATGAAAATTATGGATACGCAGTAGCAACGTATGGCGACTATGTATGCGTGTCAAATCCCACGTTTATAAGATATTCTTTAGCAACATCCAGTGTAGTAAGAACTGGTTCTGTAGATTTTTATAGATATAATAAGAATACTGACGAGCATGATTTAATTGGAACTCTTCAATTTGTTTCTCCGGTATTGAATATTTTGTTAGCAGGCCAAACTGGTTCAATTCCATCTCAAAAATCACCATTACATACTGAAATAAACAATACGGGGTTAACTCAAAATAAAGATATTGAAATTGATAAAAATAATTATACATCGTCACTTGAAAATGGATTTGGCATATCATTAGACATGTACGATAAATTATTAATTGCTGGATCTCCATATTATACTCAGAACGTAAATACTAGTGCCAGCAGTTTTACTACTTCGGGTTCATTAGTAAATGTATTCGATTTAGGATTAAGTGAATTAATTTCATATACAACTCAAAGCGATGCATATGTTTATTCTTTAGAAAATCCGGACGAAAATGTAACAGAGTCATTTGGAAGGTCTGTTTCTATAAATAGTTCTTGGATTGCAATAGGTTCACCATATGTTAGCAGTTCAAATGGGATGGTATATTTGTTTAGAAACACATCAACTGGAAGCAATTATAATTGGGAATTATTTCAAAAATTACAAGCATCTGGGTCATCTATAACAGGTTCTATGTTTGGATGGAGTTTAAAATTAAATAAACAAAGTGGATCATTTAGTGGAAGTTTAGTTGTTGGTTGTGGAAATCCAATTGCAGGCGAAGCTTTTTATTTTGAATTGATCAGTGGTAGTTGGATACAAACATATAAATTTACTGCTGACAGACAAACAAAATATCCATTAACATTTGGAAATTTTGATCCATACGAGGCAATAATGAACATAACCAATGGTTATGGGTATTCGGTTTCCACATTTGGAACAACGGTGGTTGTTGGAGAATATTTAGATAGATCTGTATATGAATTCAGTGGTTCATCTTTGTACCAACAAGGCTCGGTTTCTATCTATGAAAAATGTTCGGGTAATACTACTAGGTTTTCATTAGCATTAAAATCGTATGGTTCATCATCAATATTAAAAAATAATTGTCTGGGATACTCAGTAGATGTCTATGCAAATAATGTAATTGCCGGAATACCAAAAACAGATCATTTATCCATGACATCCTGTTATATTGGAGGGACTTTATCACAATTACATAATTGCCCTGATACGTTAGATACAACAGTATTAGGTCAAGTAGTATTATATCAAAAAAATACTGGTTCTGGAAATTGGGAATTGATTAATATCTATCAAAAAAAGAAAAAATTTCTAAACACCTATAAAGCCTTTGGTAATTCCGTTGCAATTAATGGAAGATCCATGGTCGTTGGAGCACCAATGCTGTTATCAGATAATAATAGGGAGATTAATCTGACTGTAACGGAAAGTAATGGAGTTTCACTAGGAGATATTTCGGGAAAGTCATATATTTACAATCTTAACAATCTTCAACCAGAATTTCATGTTGGAAATGTTTTTTATAGAAATGGAAAAATAATTCTTATGACTTCAGGGTCAACATTTGATGGATTATTTCTTAATCCATTTAATTCAAATACCTATCAATATGATTTAGAATTTAAGGGAAAACATACAATTTTTGAAAAACAAGTAATTTGTTCTGTTAATTCGGGTGAATTTAATGTAAGTACAAATCCATCTGCTACAACAAAATTAACATCTTCATTGGACATCAATAAAAATGGCTCGTTTGACTTTCAAGACATAGATGTAATATTGCGTTATATGCAATATAAGAATACATCCTTGCTTGGGTTAACTGTTTCTACTGATTGGAGTTCTTCTATTGTAACCACAGATGATGAAAAAAATGTATTAAACTATTATCAATCAAATCCTGCTTACGACATTAATCATACATCTCAAGTAACAAGTGAAAGCATTGTAAGATGGGAAACTACAGATACATGGGTTCAAGACATGTTGGATTTAAATCAAGATAATAAAATTGATACTCGGGATATGAGTATTATTTGGAAGTACTTTACAAATAGATTGACTCAAGAAAATTATAGCAAATTTATTACGCCCGCATGTCAACGAAAACTTTTTAGTGATATTATCGATCATTTAAATTATCTTAGTCAAAAGACAGCAAAACCTCAAATTAACAGTCAGTTTTTGAATTATGAACGTTTAACTTCAAATGATAAAACTGGGTCGTATTTGACTCCAATGGTAACAACTATTGGACTATATAGTGGATTAGATTTAGTAGCAGTAGCGAAGTTGGGAATGCCAATTAAAATAACTCCCGAACTTCCTATAAATTTTGTAGTTAAAATGGACTATTGATTAATATTTATAATAAACAACTGATAATATATGCCAACTCCAAATCAAAGACCATCGTTAACGACTAATCTTGAAAGCCGATATGCAACTCAACGTGCAGGAGGAGCTTTTGAGGTTAAACAACGTTTAAAAGCTCCCGGTAAGTCACCACAAACGGGAGATAGAATGCCAATTAATGGCAATGAACGATTGTATTCGGAAGATGATTTCGCTGTTAAGCAACAATTAGGGGTTACTGAACTTTTAGATGCTAGAGAAGCAAATACCTCTAGTGCTCCAAAATCCAAGGAAATGTCGCTATATATTCGCGGATTTAACAATCAAAAGTATAAAGGTTAATTCTTAAAATATAAAAATCTACTACATCCTTTCATTGTATATGTAACTACAATGAAAGGATGTTTTCATTTATGACTCTTGGTTTTGATGCAAGTACAACAACATGTGGGTGGGCGTTTTATAATGGAGTTGATATTTTAGATGCTGGATTTATTGACATTTCCAAGTATGATACAAATAAACAAAAGACAATTTGTGTTATAACAGCGATACAATCTAATCCTCATTTAGTAGAAACTACTAAAATTAATCTTGAAGCCGCCTTATCAGGGTTTTTCCGAGGACGGACGAGTCAACAGACCATCATCAAGCTGGCACGGTTTAATGCAGTCTTTGAATATATCATCTCCGAAACATTAAAAATACCCGTTAATCTTGTTAGTGTAACAACAGCTCGCAAAAATGTTTTTGGAAAATGTAGAGTAAAGGGAACTGACCCAAAAGAATATGTAAAGCAACAATTATCATTGAAATTGGACTTGACAAAATTTGATAAGTTGAATAAGATTGGTAATTGGGACCAACGAAATGCAGATATGTATGACGCAATGGTCATGGCGATGGCTTAACCTATGAAAGAGATAACAATTACATGTGACCGATGTGGAAAAGTAGTTCACGGAGGAATTGATGAAATCAACGGAATTACGGCGGGATTTTATGATGTTTCTAACGGATCGTGGTCACAATTCGCTCGTTGGGAAGAAGAACGTATTTGTGATGCATGTATGCATTCTGATCCTAAATATCATAGAATGTATAATATTGGAAATGAATGAAAGAGGGGTTTGTTTATATCATTTCAAATCCAGCCCATCCCGGATTTTTAAAAATTGGGGTTACTCAAGACATTAAATCACGCCTTCATGTATATCAAACTTCGGACCCAAAACGCAAATACAAGGTAGAATATTATATTTTTCATCCAGATTGTTATCGAGCTGAAAAAGAAATTAAAGAAATGATGCATTATTTTGCTAAAAGCATACGTAATGAGTGGTATGAAGTAGATTTGGGAATTGCTAAAGTTCGTTTAGACGAAACACTTGAGCATTAAAATAAGTTGAAATTTTGATTTTATAGAGTAATATGATAACAAATGCTCGTACAGTCAGAACTCATAGGTATCTTCAATGAACTGTTAAATCAGACTGCAAAACTCCGAAAAGGAGGCATTCAAGCTACGTACCATTGTCCTTTTTGTGCCGACAAAAATTTAGCTACTCAAAAGTTGGAAATTGCTCTTTCCGGACCAAAAGTTGGAAATTATCACTGTTGGAGATGTAACACTAAAGGACGTAGTTTTGGAAGTTTATTAAAACGACTTAATGCATCCCAACATTATAGAGATGCTATTTTTAAATTAACAGGGGATATTAGAGCAATACGACAAAAACGAACAAATGACACTCATGAGTTTGTAAAATTGCCGGAAGAATTTCTACCACTTTCAAAACCAAATTCATCTGTAGAATATAAGAATGCATTAGCCTACTTAAAACGTAGAGGCATATTAAGAGAAGATATTTTGCGATACAATATTGGATATTGTGAGGAAGGGGACTATGCATTTCATATCGTTATTCCTTCATATGACGCAGATGGAAAATTAAATTTTTATGTCGGTCGTAGATATTATGATACAGAAGGAGCAATACCACATAAAAAAGCAGAATTTCCGATGGATGAAATAATTGGATTTGAGAGCTTTATTAACTATGATTATCCAATTAGTTTATGTGAAGGTGCATTCGATGCAATTGCTATTCGGAATAATGCAGTTCCTCTTTTTGGAAAATTTCCGTCAAAAAGACTAAGACAAAACTTAATAATTCATGGAGTTAAACGAGTTAATATGGTATTGGATGATGATGCATTAAAAGATGCTATTAAAAATTATGAGTTATTAGTTAAAGATGTTCCCGGAATTACGGTTCATTTAGTAAAATTAAGTGGAAAAGACCCATCAAAATTAGGATTTAAAAAGACTCATAAACTTATCCGCGAAGCTCCTGAATTTACTGAAACAGATTTATTTAGATACAAGTTACAAATATGAGTTATGTAATTTCATGGTTGATTGTATCAGTAATGTTTTTTGCAATTGGAGAATATTTCTCCAAATCATGGGCGTTACAGCCTACAATTGAAAAAGCAATTGTATTGGTAATTATGTATGTTTTAGGTACCGTTGCATGGCTACCAGCTATATATCGAGGACAAATTATTTCAATTGTGGGTACAATTTGGTCCGTCATGTCATTATTAACTACATTGTTTGTTGGCATTGTAATATTTCATGAAACATTAACATTAAACCAATTGATAGGAATGATAATGGCATTCCTATCAATTATTTTATTAAGCATATGACCTCTGAAATTAAAGAACTATTATACGACATTCAAAATTGGATGATAGATAACGATTATGAATGTGGTAATGAAGGTAGTGAATTATACATCCGAATTGAAAAACTTTTATCCAACAACCCTGAACAACATGATTAATTTATTAAAATCTCCTATTCAAAAATACACACATGTCATTCAAATTGCGGATATTCATATTCGTTTAAATAAACGTCATGACGAATATCGGGAAGTATTTAATGTACTTTATAGTAAGATAAAAACTACTCCGGAAACCACAGTCATCGCTTTGGTTGGAGATGTGTTTCATAGTAAATCCGATTTAAGTCCTGAATGTGTTCAAATGGCGACTGAATTCTTTAAAAATTTAGCAGATCTTCGTCCATTGGTTTTAGTAGCTGGAAATCATGATGCCACATTGTCAAATAAAAATAGATTGGATAGTTTAACTCCAATTGTAGATGCACTTAATCATTCTAATTTATTTTATTTGAAAACAAACGGACTTTATGGATTTGGAAATATTTTGTGGAATAATATGGGAGTATTTGATCCTCCGGAAAATTATATCAAAGGCCAAGATATTCCTGCACTTTATAGAAATCAATACGAACATGTTATTGCGTTATTTCATGGAGCTGTAGACAAGGCAGCATTAGAAACCGGATATGCTATTAGTAATCCAGCAATCATGACACCTTTGTTTGATTGGCATGATATTGCAATGTTGGGGGATATTCATAAGACGCAAGATCTTCAAGAATATAATCCTGACCAAAATAAACCATGTGTGCATTATGTAGGAAGTATGATCCAACAAAATCATGGTGAAGGACTTAAAGGGCATGGATATTCGATGTGGGATCTTAAAACTCGTTCATATCAATTTTATGAATTAGAAAATGAATTTGGGTATTTTACTATTGATATTCATAAGGGTCAAGTTACTACCAATCTTTCGGATCTACCCAAGAAGGTTCATCTTAGATTGAAATGTCACGAAACTATTGCTTCTGAAGTAAAAAGTATAATTGCTAAATTAAAAGAGCGAGTACAAATCATTGAAATTGCATATGTCCGAATGGATCAAGAAGCGGAGAAAAAAGACTTTATTCCCTTATGTAAAGATATTGTTTTAACAGATTTAAGTAATGTAGAATATCAAAATCGACTAGTTAAAGAGTTTCTTGAAAAGAAACTTAAGATTGTAGATACCGATAAAATCGAAGCTATTCTTAAAATCAATCGTAGTAATAATTTATTGATTAAACGAGACGAATTTGCACGTAATTTGAAATGGAAACCTATCCGATTTGAATGGGACAATATGTTTACATACGGTGAAGGTAATGTGATTGATTTCACATCTATGGATGGCGTATATGGTATTTTTGGTCCAAATAGAGCAGGAAAATCCAGTATTATTTCGGCTATCCTATTTTGCTTATTTGACAAATTTGATCGTGGGTCTAAGGGATTACATGTACGAAATGCACAATCAACAACCTTCCGGTGTAAACTGGAGTTTGACATCGCTGGAACACGATATTTCATTGAAAGAAATGGGGAAACAACTCGTTCTGGAAATGTTAAAGTAGATGTATCATTTTGGAAAGAAGTCAATGGGATAAAAGAAGAATTAGATGGAACCGCTCGCCGAGATACAAATGACATCATTAGAGACTATATTGGAAACTATGACGATTTTATTCTCACAGCAGCATCATTCCAAACAGCAAAAAACAACGTCTCATTTATTGACTTAGGAAATAGTGAACGAAAAGACCTATTGGTTCAATTCATCGGCCTCAATATTTTTGATCGTCTCCATGAGTCTGCCAACGAACGTAATAAAGAATTGAATACCATTTTGAAACTTCATAAGGATAAGAATTATCCCCACGAAAAGTCTCAAAATGAAAGTGCTCTAGCTCATGCGAATACACTAATTGACGAAATCAATAAGCAAGTTGAAAGTCTTAAGAAGCAAATTGAGGATGTCAATGATCAGATTGTATTTGAAACATCCAATCTAATTAAACTGGAAGAGGATGTACCAACAAATGTTGAGCAACTTAATGACCGTAAAATATCTGTAGAAACTTCTGTTCGTCAGAAGAAAAATGCATTAGAAGATTTCCGAAAACTTCTTGTAGAGAAGGAAGCCGAAGTATTAGAAATTACAGCTAAAATTCAACAAATAGAAACTTCTAATCTTGTAGAGAGCCACAAGACTTATAAGACACTTACAGAAAAAATCAATGATTTAAAACAGAAAATCGATCTTAAAAAGATTGAAGTAAAGGGGAAAATTGAAAAGGTAGAAAGACTTAAAACCTATGAATATGATCCAAATTGTAAGTATTGTATCAGCAATTCTTTTGTTCAAGATGCAATGCAAGCAAAAACGGAATTAACTAAGGATAAAAAAGAAACCGACCACATGGTTAGAGCCTTAGAAAAATTGCGGGAAGAATATACTAATTATCAATGGGTTGAAAAGGCATACGAAACTTATACCAAATTATTAAATGAACGTAGTAAAGTAAAGGATGAATGTGGAGTCTTGTCACGTAATATTATCGTTGCTACAAATGATTTGGAGAAACTGGAAACCAATTTGAAAATAGTTACACATCAAATTGAATTGTATCATAGAAATGAGGTTTCTGTAGAAAATAATGCCAAGGTTCAAGCCAAAATATCTGCCTATAAAAACACTTTGACACGATTAGATGTTGACTTGCAAAAACAAAATAGACAATTAATAGAACTGTCTGGAAAGAGGGAATTGTTTAAGAGCAATATTGATAAATTGACAATAACTATGAAAGAAATCCAAGAGTTGGAATATGAGTTTGACTCGTATCAATTTTATCTTTCATCGGTTGGGAGAGATGGTATTCCCTACCAAGTTATCTGTAACACAGTTCCGGAAATTGAAAAAGAAGTCAACTCTATCCTTTCTCAGGTGGTTGATTATACCATTCAATTCGAGACTGATGGAAAGAATGTTGTCCCCTATGTTGTTTATGATTACGGTAGATGGCCAATCGAACTTACTTCTGGATTTGAACGATTTGTCGCATCGGTTGCTATTCGGGTAGCCTTGACAAATGTATCCAATCTTCCAAAATGTAGTTTTCTTGCTCTTGATGAAGGGTTTGGAACTTTAGACCCAGAACATTTGGCAAGTATGTACACTCTCTTTTCAGTTCTTAAAAGCAACTTTGATTTTATTCTGGTAATATCTCATTTGGATGCTCTCAAAGATGCGGTGGATAAGCAAATTGAAATAAAACGGGAAGGAAACTTCTCTAAGGTTATTTTCGAGTAATCTAGTTAAAATAAAGCCATACAAGTATTTATAGATATACTCGTATGGCAAACCAATTACTTTCAAGTTTCGGTAAAAAGGGGGTAGATTTAGGGCTGGATACAATGCTGGTTGATATTGAAGATACCAGTTATTTATCTAAATATTTTGCAATTGCCGAATTTAATCCAGTTTTTACTGGCGGTAAAAATCCTGTAGCCTTTAATGGAACAAATCTTCTCAAAGAGGGGTCGGAAATTAAGGTTGAATGCATTGACTCCAATGGTAATTCTTTGTATATTGAACGACCAAAAAGTACCACTCAATTTACTGATGTTGCTAAATTCATTGTTTCCGTTCATGTTTATAATGAAACTTATAATGGTCCTGCAAAATTCATTCTTATAGGAACAACCACAAAGGGAGAAATTGTTAGATGGAAATCAGATATTACAATCGATAAAACAGTTCAAAATTCATCTAAAGTAAGGTTCTTTAATAAACCAACCCTAGAAGTTAGACCTCTTTTATATCCTGTAGTAGATACTAATATTGGTTCTTCGTTAACTTATCAATATTCATTTACAGGTTCTTTATCTGCATATGCAGTTGATCCAAAACGAGACACCTCTCGTAAAACAATTAATCCTAAAAAAACTGATATAGATTATAGAGTAATTCTTAATGTAAACGATATAGACTCAGGACCACAATTATATCCAACCAAGTCGTTTAATACGCAAATGGAAGGGCAACCATTTTTTATAACAACTAAGAATGTTCAATTTCCTTTTTCATATATTGATAGGCAAACATTTACCACTGGATCTTTTAAAGTAAAAAAAGTTATAGATAGTAAGACATTACAACTTAGTGATGCATTTTTTTATCCTTATAATCAAAATCAAATAGTTTCTAATATTAATTTTGGTACGTTTACAGCTTCTTATAAATGGGTAGCATATAATACTGCCTCAGACTCGTATCAAAAATATGTTCCTCTTTCAGGGTCTCCTATTTTTATTAAACAATCATATGCAGAAATTGTTTATAGAAATTTAAAAACATTTTCTGGATTTGTAGCAAGACACAAATTATATAGAAAAAGCTTGGTGTATCCGGGAGATTTTCAATTGATTTCAGATGAACCATTGGGAGCATCAGAATTATTGGTTGATCCAATTACATCTAATAAAACATATAATCAACTAGGGATGTTTTATAATCAAGCTCATATTAACAAATATTGGTATGCTTCTTCTGGATCTATAAGATTATCAATGTCTCATTCAGTAACTCCAATGATTAATGCAATGAAAATTGCATCTCCAAATGGAACTTGGGCAGATGGAGAAACCTATGTAATTGTTAAAAACTCTTCCGAAGGAATTGTAAATAATGAAATTTATTATGCTTATGAAAGTTCATCTGTAAACAATTTAACGGGTTCCTCATATAATTCTAATTTTGTAAATTTAAAAGCTGGTTCATTATATGTTTTATCTACAAATGTTATCATAGAAAAGCCAAAAAATGCTACCAATTCCAAAGTATCATTTTATTTCACAAGTTCTATAGCGTCTATTACTAAAGAAAAAGATTACATAAGTCCATTTGGATTAAAAATCGGAGAAATATCTACTAAAGAAGAAACAACATTTAAGACATTTAAAGAAAAACAAATGTTATTTTTTACGCCATCCGATGATTATTATGGAACATTAGTAATTGTACCTACCAATTGTAATGTTACCCTATCCGATTTATCTATAAAAGTTTATGGGGATTATGGATTTTCTCCAGACATATTGTTTTCTAAAGTACCCTTTAGTATTAATGTTCCAAACGAAGGATTTATTATAAAGGCAGAATTGTTTGATGTCAATTCTACATTAGTTTATTCAGACCTTCAAACCATTCAATCATTTGATGTTAATGGTGAAAGCTTATTTGTATATATTCCAAACTCAAATATAGATCCTACAAAAGTTCAGTTTGTATCTGGAAGCTTGACTATTTCTCAAAGTTTATTTCTACCAAATTTGACATCTTGTCCTTCTGTAGATACTAGATTGATAGCTTGGAGGGTGCCTACACATTCTCCTCCCAGAAATACTGAGGGAGGACTATGTTACACTAATGTTTCACAATTAGAAATAGATGATACTGCGGGAGGAACATCTATTGTTGGAGATTATATTAAATTAGCGACTGTAGCATTTTCTGGTTCAGGACTAGTAGAAAGTATAGCTACTGCACTTTCTATAAAATATGATGGAAGTACCAATAAAGGAAGAAAGATAATTATTAACAATTCTGGGTCAAAGACAACATATCCATAATCTTTCCAATTTTTGCTTATATGTACACATGTACGGAAAGGTTTACACTTAAGTTATGAAACGAGCTTCTGGAAAAAGTAACATTGCAATAGTAAAAGATTATTTAGATGGAGTTAGACCATTTACGCAAATTTCTATGCATATTGATGAGAATAAAAAGCATAGAAAAGAAGGTGAAAAATGGAAAGATGTTAATGGTATTGAGTGGGAAAGAAAAAAAGGTAAAAATATACGATTAACAAAAACACAAGGGGATATTATACGAGAAGCTATTGGAAATACCTTAAATTGTAAAAAATGTGGGCTTCAATATAAATGGGGAAATAGATACGATACTAAGTTTCTTCGTAAAACTGGAGTTTGTTATGAATGTATTGTAGAATATGAAACTAAACTCAGAATACTTGGATTATATGAAATTTATGAAAGGTATCATCTCGCATCTCGGGAACTCGGAGAATTAAAAGAAATGAGAGAGAAATTCAAAGAAACCATAGAATATTTTAATAGAACCGATGGGGATATTGTAAAATTTGCAGAAACAGAATACGATGAAAACATTGTGTGGAAAAATACAAATAAGGATAAAATTGTATCAGATGCTATTGCAGACTTAGAAAAAATTGAAAAATTAATAGCTACCGGGGAAGAATTATTGCCTAAGTTTAAACAAGAATACTTAGACGGAGTTCAAAAATACAATTTAGAATTTTATGTCTGATAAACCTCAATTGTCATTTCAAGACATTATTAAAGAAGAGTACAAGAAGTGTGCAGCATCTCCAGTGTACTTCATGAAACATTATGTAAAAATTCAACATCCTATTAGAGGTACAATTTTCTTTAACTTGTATCAATTTCAGGAACAAACTCTTCAAGATTTTGCAGACTATAAGTTCAATATTATTTTGAAATCTCGTCAGATGGGTATTTCAACCTTAGTAGCCGCATATTCCTTATGGACAATGATATTCAATAAAGATAAGAATATTTTATTGATTTCATTAAAACAAGAAGACGCAAAGGAAGTTATTACTAAAGTTAGATTTGCTAATGAAAATCTTCCTACATGGTTAAAAGTGAAATGTCTTGAAGATAATCGTCTTTCTCTTAAATTAGCAAATGGGTCAAGTATTAAAGCAGCATCTACCACTAAAAAATCCGGAGTTGGTCAAGCACTTTCATTGTTAATTATTGACGAAGCTGGTCTTATTGAAGAAGCAGAAGAACTTTGGACTTCTGCTCAACCTACATTGTCTACTGGTGGTAATGCAATTATTCTTTCTACTCCTCGTGGTGTTGGTAATTGGTTTCATAAAATGTGGGTGGGAGCAGAAGAAGGTGGAAATCCCGAAAAGAAAATAGGAAAAAATGGGTTTCATCCAATAAAATTACCATGGTATCTTCATCCTGATCGTGATCAAACTTGGCGAGAAGTTGAAGGTGCAAAACAAGGCAATCCTAAAAAAGCTGCACAGGAATTTGATTGTGATTTTATTGCAACTGGTGATAACGTAATAGATCTTGGAGTTGTTACATGGTATAAAAAATCAAAACAACGTGATCCAGTAGATATTCGAGGAATAGACAAAGGTCTTTGGCAATGGCAATTTCCTGATTATAGCCATGCTTATTTGGTTTGTGCGGACGTTGCACGAGGAGATGGATCTGATTTTTCTGCATGTCATGTATTGGATATTTCATTAGAAACTCCAACACAAGTTGCTGAGTACAAAGGCAATCTAGGAACAAAAGACTATGGAAATTTTTTAGTAGCTCTTTCAACTGAGTATAATAATGCATTATTAATTGTAGAACGTGAAAACGTGGGATGGGCTACACTTCAAGCTATTATTGATCGTGAATATGGTAATCTTTTCTATTCATCCGCAGATTTGAAATATGTAGATGTTCAACGACAGTTATCTAATCATTATAATACTGAAGATAAGAAATTAGTTCCCGGATTTAGCACTAATATTAAAACCAGACCATTGGTAATTGCTCATCTTGAACAATTTCTTAGGGAAAAGGCTATAGATATATTTTCTACAAGAACATTGGCGGAAATGGAAACTTTTATTTGGAAAAATGGAAAAGCTCAAGCAATGGAAGGATATAATGATGATTTAATTATGTCTTTAGGAATTGGATTATGGGTTAGAGATACTGCTTTAAGATTAAGACAAGAAGGTATTGATTTAACAAAAGCAGCATTGGGACAAATTGGTAGGAATAAAATAGATACAGCTCCTGTTTACAAATCTACACAAAATCAAATTGGCAAAAAAGCATGGGAAATGCCCACAGGCCGAACTGGGTATGGAAATCAAACATCTGAGGATATACGATGGTTATTGGGTTAAAATCCGATATTTATAATGGGGATTTATCCCAAAACACATACACATAACGTAAAATATAGAATAATATGCCAACGCCAAATCAACAACCATTTGAGGATGAAATTTTAGATGTAAAAAAACAGTCTTTATATGCAAGACTGAAACGTCTGTTTTCTACGGACGTTATTGTACGTAATGTTGGTGGAAAACAAATTAAAGTTAAAGACACTGACAATATCATGTATGCAACGGATCGCAATTCTTTGCGAGACCGTTTCAATCGTATTCGCTCGACGGCTTATAATGCATATACTCGCGATTTTTCATTATCTTATCAAGCAGCAAGAATGGATTTATTTCGCGATTATGATACAATGGATATGGACCCAATTATATCATCTGCATTAGACATTTATGCAGATGAATGTCTTACCTATAATGAGTTGGGTAAAATGCTTACCGTTCATTCAAATAATAACAATGTCAAGCAAATTCTTGAAAACTTATTTGATGAAATTTTAAATATTCGGTTTAATCTTTGGTCATGGGTTCGTAACATGTGTAAATATGGGGATTTTTATCTTAAACTGTATATTACTCCTGAATACGGAATTTATATGGTAGAACCTATTTCGGCATATAATGTCGAACGTATTGAGAATTCAGATCCATATAATAAACGTTATGTAAAGTTTCAAATTCGCCCAACAGATACTGCTCAATCCGAAGTTTTAGAAAATTATGAAATGGCGCATTTTCGCCTGATGTCCGATAGTAATTTTTTACCTTATGGAAAAGGTATGATTGAAGGTGGAAGACGTGTATGGAAACAATTATCTTTGATGGAAGATGCAATGTTAATTAATCGTATCATGCGTGCTCCAGAAAAGAGAATTTTCTATACTGACATTGGAAACATCCCGCCTGCCGAAGTAGATAACTATATGGAAAAACTCATCGGTAAGATGAAAAAAACTCCATATATGGACGAACAAACAGGAGAATATAATCTTAGATTTAATCTTCAAAATATGATTGAAGATTATTATATTCCTGTTCGTGGTAGTGATAGTGGAACAAAAATTGATACATTGCCGGGGATGGAATGGACTGGAACGGAAGATATAGAATATCTTCGTAATAAATTAATGGCTGCATTGAAAATTCCAAAAGCATTTTTAGGATATGAAGAAGGAATATCTGGAAAAGCAACCTTAGCTTCTGAAGATGTTAGATTTGCGAGAACTATTCAACGATTACAACGTATTATTACCTCTGAATTAACAAAAATTGCAATTGTTCATTTGTATGCTCAGGGATATAGAGATGATAGTTTAGTCGATTTTGAACTTGAACTCACTAATCCTTCTACAATTTTTGAAAAAGAAAAAATTGAAATATGGTCTGATAAAGTATCGGTTGCTACAGATATGATAGAGAATAAGTTGTTCTCTTATGACTGGATCTATAAAAATGTATTCAATATGTCTGAAGATGATATTAAAGAAATCAGAGATCAGATTGTTGAAGATGCAAAACAAAAATACAGATTTGCTTCAATTGAAGAAGACGGTGAAGATCCTGCAAAACCATTCAAAAAAATCGGTGGACATGGTGGGGATGATGATGAAGAGGGTGGGGGAGACGACGATTTGGGGGGACTGCCGGGTATTGGAGGACTTAGTAAAGGAGGCGGGGGTGGAATAAAAGGCTTAGGTGGAGATGAAGAAGGTGAAGACAAGGGAGAAGGAGAAGGAGAAGGGGATGAAGAAGCTCCAAACCTTGGTGGTCCCGAGGGAGAACCCGAAGATTTAGTCAAAGAAACTAAATTAGAAAGAGATCAAAGTGGAGAACATAAGGCATCAAGTCATCCATTTGGAGAAGATCCATTAGGACACAATGAACTTTTAGCAAAAACTCGTAAAAATAGTGAAGGAAAAAAGAAAAGCGAGATTTCTCATAATTACGAAAAGGGGTCGCCTCTTAGACTTCAAGAACATAAGCCTGTAATTACTAATAAAAAAAGGGCAAATTCAGATATGATAGATAGTTTGTCTGAATTTCTTAAAAAAACTAGGACAGATACTAAAAAAGAATTGATTAAAGAAACTCAGGCAACAGGAAGTCGTTCGATGTTGGATGAAAGGAATATCTTGGAATAAGTCGAACGTACATGAATATTGAATGAATTTTGAATTTTCATACTCATATTTATAATTAAGTTGAAGAGTAAAGTCTAATACTATGCAGAAAAGAATGCGCCATTCAAAGTTTAGAAATACCGGCATTCTGTTTGAATTGCTTACTAAGCAAGTAACAGCAGATATTATTGCGGGGAAAGAAACATCTATCGCCAAAGATCTTTTACACAAATACTTTAGGGAAAACACAGAACTTGGGCGAGAGTGGCAACTGTATAGTTCATTATTAAATGAAAAAATTAAAGATGATCCTCATGCAGAAAGATTTATAAATGTTGTTCTTGAAGCAAGAAAGAAATTAAACAATAAAAGATTGACACAACTCAAATATGATTTAATAAAAGAAATAAAAAGTTCTTATCCTATAGATGAAATGTTGAAGGCTCCTGTAAGAAATTATCGTGTATTAGCCTCCATTTATAAAATTTTTGAAGACGTAGTATCCTCGGATTGTAAGTTTGATGTCAAAGAAGTGTATCAATCTAAAAACTGCATAGTAGAACACGTCGTTGACAAACCAAAGGTTACACGTTCCGAAGACGAACTAATCAACTATTATCAAACCCAAACTGAGGATATACGTCTTCTTACTTATAAACTTCTGGTTGAGAAGTTCAATGAAAAATACTCCGGAGTTCTTGATGATGGACAGAAGTCAGTTTTACGTGAATATATTTGTAATGTTGCTAATACAAATCAATTTGATATTTTTGTAAAATCAAAGGTTACAGAAATTAAAAAATCGCTCACGGAAATGATCGATAAAATTAAAGACTCCGATGTGACTAAAATCAAAATCCGTGAAGTTGTTCATCAATTGGACAAAATTAATCCCGGCAAGCTCGTCAAGGACAATCACGTTATGGTTTTAATGCTCTCTTACGAATTGCTAAAAGAAGTTAAACAGCAACTCGAAGGGGCAAAATGAAAATAGATGTTAGTATACTTCAGCAATTAGCACCAACTTATGGTGTACAACCATTACAAGCTGTTCCACAAGTTATCTTAGCAATCAATGCAGGTGCATCAGAGCAAGCTCCTTCTGAGGCCGAAACTATTTTATCTGAGGCAGGTTATACATGGGCAGAAAATATGTTAGGTTATAAAAATGGAGAACAACTGGTATTTTTTATCACTGCTCCACAACAGCCTTTTTTTGTTTGGATTTGGAAAAAATCATTGATGAGAGCATTTGACTCTTCACAAAAACTTGCTAAATGGGTAATTGGTGACGAAAAATATCCTGAAGGAAAAGGCAACAAATTTATGGCATTGTATTCCAAAGCTATTGGAGGAGATGACATGGATCGTTCTAAAGGAGGAGATATTACTTTTACCGGAACAGGCGAACGTTCTAATGATTATAAATCAAGTAAAGTTGATCCTACAGATGCATTGATTGCCAAACTGACAAAACAAGCTGGATCATCTAAAAAACTTCCATCAGACATAATGATTGATGTGGGCTTGAAAGCTAAAAAAGAAAAAAATGATAAGCTTCTTAATTTTTTGAAAACAATATCTCCAATAAAAGAAGAAAAATTAAAACGTTCTCAGTTGGAAACATTAATCAAAGAAATAATTAGAGGAATTTTGTCGGAAGGGGTTATAGATCCTATACGAAAAAGCGATCCAGATGCATTTCATTATGCCTCTCAAGTATGGGGAAAAAATAATTGGAGAATTGGAGATAGTAGAAAAACGAAATATGGAACCGTCTATAAAATGGTAATTAATAAGCCGATAAGTCGGTTTTTATGGCTTACTCCAAAAGGTGAATGGAAAGCATTAGATCCAAAAACAAGAACGTGGAATGTTATACAATCGGTTTCTGAAATGTCTGGAACTTCAGCAACAGCACCGATTTCAACTCCTATCGCCTTTAAAAAAAGTGTGGACGAAGGCGATGAAGCTGATGCTGTAAATGATATGTGGGCAGTTTCTGATGATGATTTAGATGCCCATGGAATGAAGGACAAATATTCCAAAAAATTTAAGTCTAATGATAAATCAAAGAAACAAGGAATAGCTAAAGTAAAAGGAAAAGAAATTCCAATTGATGAAATGACTACTACCGGTGATGTATCAGGGTATAATATTCCCGGAGCATTTGCAAAGAAAGGTGGTAGTCAAAAAGGATTAGAAGGGTCCGCTGCATTGGGATTTACCTTAACTCCTACTGGAGAAAAGGATATGCAACGTCAGGCCGATAAAATATGATTAATCTCAAACGCATAATTGAACAACAAGGAGCAAATGGTCAATTTTATGACCTTGGTAGAGATTTTTCGACTTTTACACGTGCTATTGATGGCAGTTTTGATCAGATTAAACAAAAATTTGAACAGGTTATAGGTTCTAAGTTGAATGGTAAGCGTGTTCGTGCCAGAGCATCCCGTGGATATAAACAGTATGTAAAGGATTATGAATTCGATATATCACGTATTACATTAGATGATTATTATGATAATTACGTAGTTGTTGCACATGATAATTCTACTCCTAAACCAAAAGAGTATTTTCTTAAACCCGGCTTTAAAATTCAAATCTTAGGCGTGGCAAATGGACAGCCATCACAAGGTTCAAAAGAACTAGAGAAATCACAATCAACGACTTCGATTGGACAACAAGTTAAAGAAACAAAATCAAACTCTGGTTATGATGCATATTCAATTGATACGATTGAACAAGATATTAAAAAATGGATTTCAAAAATTCTTCTTAAACCCGAAACAGCTATCCGCGATTTCATAAAGGGATTAGGTTGGTTAAAAAATTTGGGACATGGAACTAGTGTTGCAATGTTTGATTTAAAACTTCCAGTAAATGGAGTTAAAATTCCACTTACGAAGGAAAATCTTGAACAATTAGTTAGAAGTGCAAATAAAAACGGAACGATTTCTATTACTTACGACATCGTAAGTGTTACACCCGATGAACATCGTGAAGACGTAGTAGTTAGGGTAAAGAAAACAATGAAAGATCAATCAGCATTATGAATAACGATAAAAAACTTCTTTTGGAGTGCATAACTTTTGAAGCAGATCCAGATTTGCTTAAAGAGTCGGCAAATAATGCAAATCAACCATTTAGGGTGAAAGGTGTTTTACAACGTAAAGGTAAAAAGAACCAAAATGGTAGAATTTATCCTGACGAGGTTCTTATTCGTGAAGCAACAAAATATACACAAACATTTATTACTGACCGAAGAGCAATGGGAGAATTAGATCATCCAGAAAGTTCAGTTGTTAACTTAAAAAATGTTTCTCACAATGTTATTGAAATGCATTGGGAAGGTGACGATTTAGTTGGAACTGTTGAAGTTCTTACTACTCCCAACGGAAATATTCTTCGAGAATTGTTTCGTAATGGCATTAAATTGGGAATTTCCAGTCGTGGACTTGGTTCATTGAAGAAAATTTCTGAAAATGCTGCTATTGTTGGTGATGATTTTGAATTGATTGCATTTGATTTCGTATCCAATCCATCCACACAAGGAGCATTTATGTCTCCAGTAGCACAAGGCGGAGCAATTTCTCTTGCTGAAGGAGTTGTTAAAAATCCAATCACAAATCGTTGGGAAAGAAGTAATGACATCATTAGAAACATTTTGTCCGAATTAGGATAATTATGAAAATATTTGAAAATATCGGCGGAAATAACTTCAAACTTACGACCGAAGTTAATGGAGTAGTAGATGATTTTGGAAAAGTACAAGGAGCAGTTGGCGCTCCCGGATCACTTGAACGAGTTAAAATAGAATATCCAAAACACATCTCCATTCTGGCCAAATTGTTTTCTAAAGTAACTTCACAAATGGAACAAGACAATATTATTCAAGCTGCTCGTGAAGAAGCTAAGAAATTGTCTGAATAAATTAAGATTAGTTATGTGTCCAATACAATTCAAATCATTGATTAAAGAATGTATGATTGAAGTTTTAAAGGAAAGACTTCAAACATATGAAGCATTTGATCCGACGAGTTGTGGCCCCAATCCAGAAGCTACCGAAGGACAATCTGTTGAAAATCCGTATGCTGCATGGAATGCAAAAATGCGTACCATGGAAGAAACTAAAGATGATGGATTTAATGAGTTTCGTCAGGAACTTGGTGTTGATAGGGTAAATGAATTTCTTGCAAAATTTGGATTAGGACCAAATTATAAGCCTTCCAAACGCAAAACTTATCCATGTCCTAAATGTAAAAAAACAAATGCAGTTTATAAAGAAGAACATGCTGATACTGATATGAATGAAATGGTATTGGAATGTCCAGACTGTGGTCATTGTTCCGAAGATATATAATAACTTTACTTCATCTTGAATTTCGCATATCATTCTTGACCGTATGCGAGATTTTCTATTCACTTACGACAACATTTGTCTTCGACCAAAATATTCTGAGTTGCCATCTCGCTCAGAAGCCGATACATCTACAACGTTTTTAGGCAAAACGTTTAAGCTTCCCATTATCCCTGCAAATATGCAGGACGTTATTTCATGGGAACTTGCTGCGGCATTATCACAGAACAAATATTGTTATGTCATGCACCGATTTGGTAATGCAAATAGCAATGTTCCTGCCTATATTACAGCGTTCTCAGAACTTCTTAGTGTAAGTATTGGCGTCAATGACCCATCCAAGCACGAATTGGATGCTTTTGCAAACGAAGGACGTATCCCAGATTTAATCACAATTGACGTTGCTCATGGTCATCATTCTAAAGTCAAAGAAATGATTAACTTTGTACATCAGAACTTCCCGAACAAATCGAAGATTATTGCCGGTAATGTTGCTACCGCAGATGGATATAAATACCTGTGTGACATGGGAGCGGACGCAGTGAAGGTCGGGATTGGAGGAGGTTCTATTTGCAGCACTCGCTATAAGACCGGGTTTCATCTTCCAACAGCGTATTCTGTTTGGGAATGTGCGAATAAAGGAGATCGAGACATTCCTATCATTGCGGATGGTGGAGCAACCCATTTTGGAGATGTTGCCAAAGCTTTAGTATTGGGCGCTGACATGGTTATGTCAGGACGCTGGTTCGCAGAATGTATTGACTCGCCTGCACGTATTCACGATGGAAAGAAAATCTATCGGGGGTCTACTTCATTTGAGTCCAAAGGACACAACAATCATATTGAAGGTTATACCCTTCAAATTACGGGTGGATGTAAATATTCCGAACGGTTGATTGAACTTCAACAGGCTCTTCAAAGTAGCATATCATATGCTGGTGGAACTGACTTAAAATGTTTCCGTAATGTTGAATGGGAAATATTGTCATAATGGACTACGACATTCTAATTGAAGGTCTCAAGACTCGTGGCTTCCAAGATACAGAAGGTATCTGTAATCGTGGGCATTGCCATAAAGATGAAATGCATTTTATTTTAGTCACCGATGGACTTGTCATCTACAGTAACTTTTGGGATTGGCGAGCATGTTGTAAAAAAGCCAACGATTTCGGAGGCGTTGAAGGTGGACTGTGTGAAGTATGGTGTCTTGAACCATCTGAATATGATACACATACAAAAGTATTTTCTTTTGAGGAGTTGGATTTCATAATCTCTTGATTTTTTATAGAGTTTTGTTATGATATTAGCATGAAAAGAAGTGACCGTATTCGTAAAGATGCTGAACGCACGATGGGAAAGATCCGTGCAATAACTCGCCATATTCGTAATGTGGAAGACAATTGTCTTATTCTTGGTGAGCGACTGATTAACAATGGTGAGATTGAATTGGGGCATAAACTGATCGCCAATGGACATATTCATGATGCGTCAAAATTCCACGGAATTGAGTGGGAACAAATGGCTCCCGGAGAAGCATCTAACGAAGAAGGTGCCAAGCTGAAACTAAAACTGGCAGTTCAGCATCACAACCGAACAAATCCCCATCATCCTGAGTATTGGGGAACAATCCATCTCATGCCGAGACTTTATCTTGCAGAAATGGTAGCAGATTGGAAAGCAAGAAGCGAAGAGTTTGGAACCTCATTGCGAGATTGGATTGATGAACAAGCGACGAAACGATTTGGCTTTACAAAGGAAGAAAAGATTTACCAAGAAATCATGGAGTTTGTCAATTTACTTTGTGAGAAACCATTTGAAAATTTGTCCAAATGATTGCGATTGACATTTAAGCAAAAATCGCTATAGTCATCGCATGAACCTTGAATGGCTTAATCAAAATACGATCTATGTCACTCTCCATGGCTCTCAAGCTTATGGACTTGCCAATGAATTTAGCGACGTGGACGTAAAGGGCATTTGCATCCCTCCTCGGGAAGTTGAGTATAACCTGTATCATCGCTTTGAACAGGCGGAAAATCCTGTAGGATTGGAAGCACAGCTTTCCCATCTAAAGAACCCAAAGAACCCGAAGTTTGAAAGCTCGGTTTATTCTTTGAGAAAGTTCTTTTTGCTCGCCGCAGAAGTCAATCCAAACATTATCGAATTGTTGTGGACGGACCCGAAGGACCATTTTGTGTTCAAGAGTCCGATGGAAAAGATCATCGCCAATCGCAATCTATTTCTATCCAACAAGGCTCGTTATACCTTTGCAGGATATGCTTGTGCTCAAGCAAAGAAGATTGAGCGGCATCGAAAGTGGATTGTGTTGGGCGAAGTTAAGCCTCCATCTAGGGAGGAATTCGGTCTTCCATCTACTCCCCCAAAGGGTGTTGAAGAAGTCTTTGGCTTTATAAAGAGCAAGGTTGAACAGTGGAACCTTAACCAATTTCCTCTGGAAGAAATGCAACGTAGTGAGTTGAAGGATACCATCTGGGAACTTCTGACAACTCTTACGGAACGTGAAATTTCCGTGGCAAATTGGCCAGATCGGTATGCTGAAGGAGTCATCTTTAAGATGCAGAAGGAATTCAATCTTAAGGATGAAGTCGTCGCCTTCATCAATGCTGAACGGGCATATGCTAAGGCAAAGCAAGTTTACGACAGTTGGGTATCTTGGAAGAAGGAACGAAATCCTGCTCGTCGTGAGTTAGAAGAGAAGTCTGGTTATGACACAAAGCACGCCAGCCATCTTGTTCGTCTCATGCGTATGGGATATGAAATCCTTACGACCGGAGAAGTCATTGTCAAGCGTCCAGACCGTGAAGAACTTCTTGCCATTAAGAATGGTGCTTGGAGTTATGAAAAGGTCATGGAATACAAGGATGAAATTGAAAGCAAGCTTGAAGCTGAATATGCTCGCCAAAAACAACTTGTTGCCGAAGGTAAGCCAACGCCACTTCCTCGGGAAGTTAATAAGGAAAAGCTGAACGCATTGTATCATCAGCTTTATGAAGAGTATTGGAACAATAATGCTTAACACTCAATAACATTGCAAAACAGACTTCTTCTCGGAGAAGTCTGTTTTCTTTTTTTTTTATGAAATACGAAGACAATTTAATTGCCCAACCAGTATCTAAAGAGTTTGATAAACTTACAGAAGAAATTCATAAGACCTATCCTAAAGCTTCGGGATGGTTGCCATTTAATACATATGATATGGTTCAATGCGGGTATCCATTTCCTAACCATGGAGAAATGGTAAAACGTTCAGATGGGGGAACTAATTCCAAAGGAGAACTTATTCCCTCCACGGGAATGTGGTGTAAAGTAGAAGATGTCATGAAAATTATAAATGAATTAAAATTTAAAAATTCATGTTTACATAATGATACTTTTACAGAAAATGGAATAAAAATTTGTAAACAATGTAATACACATATAGAAATTACAAGTTACAGGGATTGATTTATGACGTGGGTCATTACTATTTTCAACGTACAGACCAAAAAAGGGTCGGGTAATATCCACTGAACATCCAGAAGCAATAGATGAGCATGAAGGTTTACTGGATGAAAACGAAGTAATGTTTATAAACGAGTTAGAAGGTAATGTCGAACCACGTTAACATAGAAAATGACGAAGTAACTGTTCCATATTATGCCATTCATAGCGATGGTAAGATTTGCGGGTTCTTTGGACAATTCAGATTTCTCAGTAATTTTTACATACTAAACAATGGAGTTTGGTTTGAAGACCTTACATATCCTTCCGTAGAACATGCATATCAGGCAGCAAAATGGCCATTAAATCAACGCACTCAATTCTTAGATGTAACTTCTGGACAAGCAAAGAAGTTGGGAAAACTGGCACCTAATTTCAATGCCAAAAAATGGAATAAAAACAAAACAGAATTAATGCGGAGCCTTGTTCATCAAAAGTTTGAAAAGAACCTTAATCTTCGTAAAATGCTCATGCTAATGGAAGACTATATTCTCGAAGAACGTAATTCTTGGGGAGATTGTTTTTGGGGAACAAATGAACAAGGAGAAGGTGACAATCACCTTGGTAAGATCCTCATGAATATTCGGGATAAATTTATTGCTATGGAACGCAAGAATGAATTCTGAATTGACAAGGTACCATAGATTTGTTATGTTACTATAACAATGCAGACATTTTTAGTTTACCCAAACTATCTTCAATCCATGCGATGCCTTGATAAATACCGATTGGGAAATCAGGTATGGCGAGAGGGATTAACTCTTCTTCGGGGAGGATGGCCAAATCACCCAGCGTCTCGTATGTGGAAAGGTCATGAATACCACCTTGGATTATATCTGTTGGATGGACTTAAAGTATTGGAAGAACGAGGAAAAGTTTATCCAGAAGTTAGACATAAAATAGAAATCGAAATGATAAAATTTTCAAATACTGGTGCTCCACATTGGCTTGGCGATGAAGCCTTTCATGCATCTCATCGCAGCAATCTTTTGAGAAAAGTAACAGAAGCAATCCAAAAAGCAAAAGAAGCCATTAAAAGAGATAATCCACGTAGACATCATTATATGAAAGTAGCTGATTATGTTAAGTCGTGGTATTCTCAATTTGAATGGACTGAAATTGATAATTTGCCATATGTTTGGCCAACATCCACAAAAGCTTTATGAAAATTGAACATGTAGATGGAAGGGTTGTAGACACAACTAATATGACAGATATTGATGCTCTCTTATTGGAAGAGAGTAAAAAACTTCAGGAATTGTATGCAAAATACAATCGGCAATTATTTCTTGCCGGGGAAGTTAAAGCAACGCCAGAGTCCCCCGCAAGGTCAGGAGTAGTCTTTTTCCATGTTGGAAATCCCGATGATAAAGAACTCGGTAAAGCGTGGAATACATATTTTTGGAGACTCAATGCATTTATCATGCAAATGAGTAACGGAAATTTGTTTATTGGACATACTAATCCTCCACAGGAATGATTGCAAAGAACATTGTTATTCATGGAGACAGCCGAACGGAATTGAAAAATCTTCCGAATGGTTGTATTGATTTATGCGTTACGTCGCCTCCGTATAAAGATTGTGATGGATATTCAGATGATCTTATTAAAGATGTATTTGCTGAAATCTATCGTCTTCAACGAGACAACACACTTTTGTTTGTAAACTTTGGACATTTAGCTGAAGACAAATTTCGACCATATCGTGTGTGTTCTATAATCATGGATATTGGTTATAAACTTAACGACACTATTGTTTGGGTCAAAAATCATTACAAACCAATTCAAGGCAAACGGCGAGTAAACAATTTGACAGAATTTATTTTTCTTCTTTACAAAGGTAACATGCCAGAATTGGACAGACTGGCATTAGGCATTCAGTACAAAGACAAGTCCAATGCAAAACGGTTTAGTGGCGGTAGAGATTTGAAATGTGCAGGAAATGTCTGGTACATCAATTATCCCACTATCAACAGTTCTGATGAAAAACTCCACAATGACAGATTTCCTGTAGAGTTGCCGGAGAGATGCATAAAACTTTGTGGTTATCCTATGGAAACAGTTTTAGATCCATTTTTTGGATCAGGTACAACTGGATTGGCAGCTAAGAACTTAGGAAAGTCCTATATCGGAGTGGAGAAATCCGATAGCCACTACACAGTTGCTATTCAACGATTAAACAGTGGAAGTTGATTTAGATTTTCTATTTCTTTTATCTTTTTCTAATTGTAATACCGTGAGATACGCAGCAATTTTTAATTCTTCTGGAGAGAACGTTTTTAAATCTTGATTAGGATTAGTAGAAGATAATTGGGGTATTGGTCGGCCCATTTGTTTAAACATATCTTCCTTATGTCTATTACATATTCCATGTGATACTCCTACATTTGGAAGTCCCAATTCTTTTTCACAAAATGAACAAGAATGAAACAAAAGTTGTTTAATAGCAGCCTGACGTTCTTTTGGAAGAGCACGAAATTGCTGTACGAGAATTTTCTTTTGTTCCGGAGATAATGTCGGAACTTCTCGTTTATGTAGAAGATGCCCGAATTTTTTTTGTAGTTCTTCGGGAGACATTTGTGCCAGAGCACCCTCGTTTACTGAGGAGGTTCTGTCAAGCCCTTTTTCGGAGAAGTTTCTGGGGTTGGCTTTTTTTTTAGATCGTAGTAACGACCGAGAACATGACCGATGTCTTGATAAGCAACTCCTAATTGTTGCATTTTTCCATAACACTCTTTTGCAATTTTCCCGTATTCCATAACTCTCTTTTTAAGTTCTTTCATGTCACGTTTGACAATATCTTGCTGAAACCAATCTCCACATTCATTTAATGCATATGCTTCTGCAAGTTCACAAAGTTCTGTCATTGCACGTGCGGAATTCACAATAGCTTCTTCATTACGGATGGCTTGACCATAATTTTCAAACATAGATGCCATTTCCATAAGCTTCTTTTTTTGTTCGGCAGAAAGTTTTGGGGTTTCATCTTTTCCAAATCCCTTATCTGGAATTTTTCCAAGATTTTCCACAATGCGTTTAAGAGTGAATTTCGTTGTTTTAGGAGTACTCATAGCTATAAATATAGTTCAAAACTTTGTTATTTCAAGTTTTTGTCTATTTCGGGTTGAGCATAGTGATCAAAAAAATCAATTACATCATTAAAGGTTTTAAACCTTTTCTTTTCTTTATCAGGTTCTTCTATAAAAAAGAAATCATGAGGTTTTCCATGTTCATCTGTATCTTTCTTTTTATAAATTGTAATTTTTGGATCTTTAGCTGTTATCATATGATGATCATCTGCAAATTCAAATCCCATAGTTACTAAATGATCAACATCTGGCCAACGCCAATTATCAACATTGATAAGTCCGTCTTTATTCTCGTCAGAAATAGAATTTAATAGTTCGGTTAACTTTATCATAGGTCTAATTTTATTAAAAAATCGGATAATACATTTGCTCCATCTACATCATTTATAAATGTAACTGACTTTGTAATACGTATTGGATCGTTAACCGTTAATTCATCTTCAGATGTTTCTTGTTCAGCCACATTACCTTCTGGTTCAGCTTCTTCATCTGCTCGTTCATGTTTTGCAAAAGCAGTCCAACAAAATTGTCCACCTTCTTTTAACTTTTTAATAACCGTAGTGTCATTTGTTCCAAAATCATCAGTAGTTTCATATTTTACAAAGTATTTGTCATGTTGAGTAGGCTTTGAATTTTTATAATTAATAATTGATTGTTGTTCTTTAGGAGTGAATTCAATCCCACGGTGTTGATTTACATAACTATCAAAATCCGATTTTGTATCGAATGTTTTTGCAATAACATTTCTTTCTGTAGGTATTTCTTCAGAAACTAGATTATCAGGATTTGTAATATCTGTTTCTCCACCCGTATTCCCCGTATATTCTTCCTTTAATTTCTTCAAACCTATAAGCAATTTTCGTTTTTGTTCATCAGTTAATTGTTCCTTCATATTAACAATATTTCGAAGGCGGGAGAGCTTGGCTTCTGTGAGCATATATTTCATCAATAGATAAATATCTACAAATATTTGATTTTTCGTTTTTTTGGACATACTTATTATACAGAATGCCGCATCTCTATATGCTGCCCGCCGATCCTCCATTGGATCACTTGTTGAATAACCTTCATTGAAGTTTGAATAACTTCAGAAAAACCTAATAAGGAAATTAATTTATGGATAGCAATTTGTTAAAAGAAGCTATCGCAGATGCTAAGGCAGTTCGTCAAACCGCGCTTGCCAATGCAAAAGTTGCGTTGGAAGAAGCATTTTCCGAACGTTATCATGCGATGTTTGCAGAAAAATTAAAAGAAGAAGCTACTATGGAAGAAGCTCCAAAAGCTGAAGCTGAAAGTGTTAAGCCAACAGAAGAACCTGTTAGCACTCAAGAAATAGATGAGCTGATTAAAGAATTAGAAGCTGAAGTTGGTGGTGAACAACCACTTGCTGAACCAGATGCTGACGACATTGGAGCTGTTCCTCCTGTCGCACCAGTTGCTGGAGCAGTAACAACTCCCGGTGCTCCTGTTCCTCCAGTTGCAACAGTTGCTCCCGGAGCTGAAGTTCCAATTGCTCCCGGAGCTGAAGTTCCTCTTGCTCCTGCGCCAACAGCGGGTGCAGGCGTACCTCCCGCACCAGTTGCTCCTACCGCACCAGAAGCACCAGTTAAAGGCGGTCCTTCAACCCCTCCATCTGACGTTCCTCCAGCTCCTGAAGAAACCGATGAAGACGTTGATTTGGATGCACTTTTGGAAAGCTTGAAAGAAGAAATTGGTGAAGAAAAAGAAGAAAAGGAAGAAGAGAAGAAACTTGATGAAGATAAGAAACTTAGTTCTTCCGGTATTGGTGGGAATAAAGCAGGTGGTTCTGATAATAAGAAACCATCTACATCTGCATCTGCAAGCTCTCATGTAGAGTCTGGTGGTTGTAAAGATCACGGAGTTCCAGAAGGAAAAAGTGTAACTAAAGATGCTACAGAAGCTTCTCGTCCAAACGAAGGCTCCAATGCTACTTCTACTAATCAATCCACTCCATCTATGGGTGGTCAATCGGGTCCAGCTCTTAAAGCTTCTCGTCCAAATTCCAAAGGTGACTTTGAGAATACGACTAAGATAAATGAAGAGAATGAAACCCTTAAGAAACAACTTAATGAAGCTGAAGAAGTCATTAAGTATGTTAAAACACAGCTTAATGAGGTCAACCTGTTGAATGCTAAACTGCTTTACACGAACAAGCTGTTTAAGGAATACAACATGAATAATGAGCAGAAGATGCGCGTTGTTGAAATGTTTGATCTCGCAAAGAACGTTCGTGAAGTGAAACTGACTTACGCTAACATTGCAGAGTCGTTGAATTTCAGTGGAACTGAAAAGAAGAAAACTGCTCCAGCAGCTTCTTCGGTTCAATCTATCACTGAAGGTCTCGCATCCAAGCCAGTCGGAGGAACGAAGCCATCTACTCAGATAATTTCTGAAAGTAAGGCTTCGGGCATGGTCTCTAAATTCCAAAAACTCGCAGGAATTAAGAGAGTCTAAGACAACAGCGAGTAAAATTAAACCCTCTGTAAATAAGAGAAAAACAAGAAAATTATGGAAAACGTAAAAGAATTGTTGACCAATGCTCTTAACCCACAAGCACGCCTTATGGCAGAAACTCGTGGTCTTGTCTCTAAATGGGAAAAGACTGGATTGCTTGAAGGACTTAAGAATGACATTGAGAAATCAAATATGTCTGTTTTGCTTGAAAACCAAGCAAAGCAACTGATTGAAGAGTCCTCCGTGACCGGAACTCAGGGAAATTCTGAGCAATGGGCAGGTGTCGCACTTCCTCTCGTTCGTCGTGTATTCGCCGAAATCGCAGCTAAGGAATTCGTCTCTGTTCAGCCTATGAACCTTCCTTCGGGTCTCGTGTTCTACTTGGACTTTAAGTATGGCACTAATCAAGGAGCATTCTCCGCAGATAGCGTATCGAACTACTCTTCGTTGTTCGGTGGAACTGGTGTAAAATCTGGTTCAACTGATCAACCAACTGGTGGTCTTTATGGTCCCGGTCGCTTTGGATATTCTGTTAATGACACGACTCTTCGTGCTGTTACAGTATCCGTTGGCACTGCATCTTTGGCAGACATCAACTTTGACACTGGTAATTCCAATGATCCAGTTAATCAAACGATCTCTTCCTCCTATGCTGGTGGAACTCTGTACACCTTGACTACTAACGGATTGACCGCAGCAGCAATTGCTGCTTCTGGTTCTTATCCTGACCTTAACGGTGTTCGTTCGTTTGTTCTGCAAAATAGTGCAGGAACTAATGCACAATTCGTCACCTACTTCCCCGGGTTCACTCGTATCAATGGTACGGATGTAACCTTCGTCGTAAGTGCATCGAATGCTAACATGGCTGTATTGACTGGTTCTGGTGCTAACCTTAGCACTGCATCCGTTATTATCAGCTTACAACCAAAAGATACCTCTCGTGGTGACTTTGAAGATCGTTTGGGTGCATCTACAACTGCAACCGATACTGGTCTTAACAAAGACATTGGTATCCCTGAAGTTAACCTTGAATTGCGCTCTGAGCCTATCGTGGCTAAGACTCGTAAGCTGAAGGCTGTTTGGACTCCAGAACTTGCTCAAGACTTGAACGCCTATCACAGTGTAGACGCTGAAGCTGAGTTGACTGCTCTGTTGTCTGAGTATGTTTCTATGGAAATCGACCTCGAAATCCTTGACATGCTGATTAACAACGCTCCAGCAATTAACAAGGAACGTTGGAGTGCTCGTCTGAACCGTGAAATCATTAAGACCGGTGTTAACACTTACCAAGTGGTTGATCAAACAACCGCAGGTGCTGGTGGTTATTACACCAAGGCAACTTGGTACCAAACCCTTGGTAACAAGATCCAAAAGGTCTCTAATAAGATCCATCAGTTGACCCTCCGTGGTGGTGCTAACTTCATGGTCGTTGGACCAGATGTTGCAACTATCCTTGAGTCCATTCCGGGCTTTGTCGTGAACACCGATGGTGACTCTGCTAAGTTCGCAATGGGCGTCAGCCGTGTTGGAAGCTTCGCAAGCCGCTTCCAAGTCTATAAGAACCCATACATGCAGGAAAACCTGATTTTGTTGGGCTTCCGTGGAAATAACTTCCTCGAAACTGGCGCAGTGTATTCTCCATACATTCCGCTCATCCAGACTCCTCTGGTTTACGATCCAGTCAACTTCACTCCAAGACGTGGTGTCATGACCCGTTATGCGAAGAAGATTGTTCGCCCAGAGTTCTACGGTTTAATCTACGTGGCAGACACGAACCAAGTCTAATCTTAGATTTGGAAATAATCACAGAGCCGCCTTCGGGCGGCTCTTTTTTGTACAAATTTATTCTTGCTTTACAAGTCATAACTTGTTATGGTAGTCAGTTATGAAACCATATTGGATAATTGAAAATTTTGTTAAAGAACCTTCATTTAAAGAACTTTCTGCCGCAGCAAAGGAATTAAATTATCCTTTCCTAGAAATTAACGGAGATTATTCTCCAACTTTACTACGAGAAACTTTAAAATTTCTGTATTTGTCAGAGGCTAAAGTTCCTGTATACGATAATCAATGTGTTATTGTTAATGGGTCCATTAAAATGTGTAAATTAATAGCAGAAGAATTACAAATCGGATGCTATCCCATTGTATTCTCTACATTTAACAACTACAAATGTTCTGCGTATTATTCTCATTTTGGTGAATACTTGTTTAATGACAAATATTGTTTAATGTCATTGAAAGAAATAGCTCGTCAAAAATATGATGTGTGGGGTCATTATGGTAAAGATGGTTTAATATTTATTCGTCCAGACTCAGGTGAAAAAACTTTTCAAGCAGGATTACTTGATATAATTGATTTAGCAACATTATGGGACTCCAATAAAGATGTCGAACATGAACTCATGTTGGTATCAACTCCAAAAAACATTTTATGGGAAGGCCGATTTATAGTGTCTCGAAGTAAAGGAATAATCGCATATTCCACATATCGTTTTCAAGGAAAGGTAACAATTATTCCAAGTGTTCCTGTTGAAACTGTTAAGTTTTGTGAAGAACTTTTAGAAAAAACTACATATACTCCAGATCCTGTGTTTTGTTTCGATATTTGTCAAGATAATGATAAAAATTGTTGGCTTATGGAACTAACAAGTTTTTCAAGTGCAGGATTATATGCTACTAATAAAAAGAATATCATACAATCTGTATCTGAAATAGCCATTAACGAGTGGAAGAAACAAGGCAGATAATTATAAAATCATATATCTACAATAGATAAATAGTAATTGCCGAAGTTTAAGCTTCATACGTTCATATTTATATGTGACGTATGATCAAGTAAACATATGAGAGGAAAACAAATAGATTTGAGTGGAAAGAAATATGGGTCTTTAACTGTGCAATCTATAGCCGACAAATCATTCTGGAAAACACCCAGTAGTCACTGGATTTGTAAATGTG